CTGGAACAGGAATTTCGCTGATGGCCATCAAGAAATGATGTATGGGTTCGTTTGGTCAGAGTCCGGCGCACTGAGCGAGGACTGCTTCTGGGCGAGTTGGCATCGTTTTGGTGGATCAGACATCTTCAGGTACACACAGGGCGTGAATTGCCGGACAGGTAAGCGAGACGCTCTACCGATCTGGGTGTTAAAAGATCCCGGCAATGGGTCAAACCACTTTGCCCCGTGGGGACAGATACCTGTCAATCACATGGTACTCGCCACTATCGCGAGTCTTGGGGACCATGTGGCATTCGAAACAGACACCTATCTCACTGTTCACGATGACGTTGTCATTCCCTGGCCAGGATGGCCGCACGCATGAACATCATCTCCGTAGCACTAGCGTACGTCGTCCCGACTACTCAGTGGTCAACGGAAACACTGGGAGTTAAGACGGGGATCTTTCAAGAACAGCCGCCGTTGCCCGAGTACTAGATGATCATCACTGAGCCTACTCTAGCGTTTGAGACGATGTACACGCAGTGGGCTGTAGATACTGCCTCTGCTGCATTTTCAGTGTCTCCTGCCTACGAGATGGCCGAGCTCTCCGTAGAGACGACCCCATGGCTACGGCTCCTACTGGTAGCGGATGTAGACCCACCGACCTTTGTATCCCCGCTCCCGGCGCCCTCCTCGACAGGCAATGTTGAGACGTCTCTCGTGTCGGTGTCGATCGTAGATATTGCTGGCCTGGTGACGTCAGGGGCGGTGCTCTCCTCGATCAATATGACGATTGGTGGGGTGCAGGCCATCAATGGTGGGAACATCCTGCCAGGGTTCGACGGGCCGGGGAGCTCGATCACACCTAACATTCCAAACAAGGGATTCGACATCGTCATCGAGAAGACGACCCCATACCCAGAGTTCGCAGTCATTCCCGTCTACATCGAGGCGGGGGACTCCTCTGGGAACATAGGGTCGATGACGTGGAGCTGGCAGGTAGTTGATTACCTTGGGCCGCTCATCACTCCTATGTCTCCGACTGATGGAGAGACAGAAGTAGATGTAGGGTCATCCATTGTGGTGAAGATCACTGACGCCCAGGCTATTCTTCCCAATTGGCTTGTGGAGGTTAAGAGGGAGGGGGCTTTTACAGCAGCGTACATTCCTCCTGGATTTAGTAGTGAGGATGAGATGGTTACCCCTGGGTTTCAATCTGGGTTCGATGGTCCAGGGTCTTCCGTAGTACCTACTACGGGCGGCTTTATCGTTACGCTGGTCCCAACAGAGGAATTTTTGCTGTCTTGTAGGATCTATGTTCGTGTGACAGCTCAAGATCCCGATGGGAACACGGAGCGTTTGTAGTGCCTACCATCTACTCGTTTCTCACGACGCTTGGTTATCCGGCAACGGAAGACTGGCCGTGTTTGTATTTGGGAGAGGGGAACATGCCAAATGTTCTCCTCATCCCTGGAGTGACCTCTACTCGAGGTACGCCGTGGTTCCAGGCCGATGCTGATGATGACATGAACGTCATGAGCAACGACGGTGGGGCTAGCTCGATGACCATCCCTCTGCTGGTGGGACAGACTTTCACGTTCGAGACGACTTTTCGTCCCATCGTCTTGCCCACCAATTTGAACGATCTCAACTCCCAGAGGTTGTTCATCGCGATGTTCGATGAGCAAGACAATGCGGGCGGAGTGTTGCTGTCCAAGAGTGGATTGGCAATTGTCTCGTCCTTTGGCAATACGGTCCTTCCGATTGCAGGCAGTCAGAACATCATTCTCGAGGGGACGGACTACTACACGCTGCGTATGGTGGTGGACGGGAAGAACAACGTGATGGACCTCTACGTCACGTTGACTGATGATGTCGCTGTCAGTGGGCACGTACTTCGCTACACCACCGCTGCCCCCATCACACCGGCTACAAGAGCTGACTCTGTCCGCATCGAGGTAGTTGGTCAGCCATCCAATCCTGTTCAGATCAATTTCTCTACGTTTCGTTGCAACTGCAACTCCTTGTTGATTCCCAACAAGCGCCCCATCGCAGACACAGGGGCAGATCAAACTGCTGTACTTGGGTCTATTGTTGCTACGGATGGAACGAATAGCTTCGATCCAGAGGGGGAACCACTTTCCTATCTCTGGTCTTTGCTGGAGGCTCCTACTGGATCGTCACATAGGTTGGATGGAGAGGCCGGAACCACGATAGACGATGGGGATGGGGATGGCTTTACTACTATACTCGAGCAGACAGGAGATCCCTGGAGCGAGGAGAACGCCCCGAGCCTACAGCCAGGAGATGTTCTGGTCGTGGGGAACGTGCAGTATGTTGTGTCCGATCTGGATTGGGTGTACGACGCTCCTACGAACACGTATACCAGGGTTGGTGGATTTGATGGGTCTAAGCTACGAGTTGTAGAAGACAGTGTTCCAGATAACATGACTGGCGTGTCATGGACGGTCTACTTCCAGTCTACATTCTGGAATGACCGAACGTCTCCTCTTCCCTCGTGCATCCCAGACACAGTGGGTCTCTACACTACGCAGCTCGTGGTCAATGATGGATTGTTGGATAGCCTACCCGCAGAAGGGTTGATCAATATCTCAGAGTCCAACGTGCCCTATGGCTGCGTGCCGGATGTCAACTTCATTTGGGATTACCTGTCCGACGCCTGGGACCTCTATGATGACCGAGATCCCATCACTACGATCTGGTCTGGGTTTGCTCAGGTTGCCTCGAACATCTTGTTGACTGCTTGGCAGTACGACTACAGCAAGAGCCTCGTGGATGTCCAGCGGTTGTTCCAGAGGCGGTGGCTCAACTACCAGACGAAGGTTACGGAGGACGCCCTGGACAGGGAAGACCAGGGGATCAAGTTTTACCGGGGACCCATCGTCAGCAAAGACTTGACGGCTGGTGTGACCTTCGTCGGTACAGAGACACTCATCCTATCTCGAGACGGTGGGTCTGATGTGACGGTTAGTCTGACGGGCACCATGTCTGTCGATGAGATCGTAGTGGCTATCAACGCGGTGTTGGGAGAGTCGTCTGCGACTGTGAAGACTGCGCGGAAGGCAACTGCGTCCGCAGTGGACTATTTGGTCCTGTCTTACCCCACGCTGATTGTAGTGTGCAAGGATGGTACAGCCAATGCCACGTTGGGGTTCAGCACTACGGAGGATACGCAGAACAACTTCTCTGGCGACCTGGGTGTGAGAGATCCATCTATCGCCACGGCTTTCGGGGTAGCAGATCCACTGATATCTTTTTCAGGTATCGCCAAAGACGATCTCCTCGTGTTCGGTGGGTATGGGTATCGCGTCTCAAAGCGGGCAGACGAGACGCATATCACTACTCAGGACAGCATGGTCATCCCACAGGTGCCAACTTTGCCTACGTGGGAGGTGTCGTCGTCAGTCAAGGTCCCAACCACGGACTACTCTACGGAGCTCGTGGTTGCGGGTGACATCGCCATGTTCGAGGTCAGGACCTCAAGTTCGGATGAGGTGGTGGAGGTTCCCTGCCTAGTGACCGGCGCCAATGGGAACGTTCTTGGATTCAACCCTCGCCCGTTGTATGAGGCAACGTTGGGGCAGCTAGGGGGTTTCGAGATCACACTGCTGTACGTGCAGCGTGTGTCTAATATTCCTGTGGACGATCTGGTGTCTCACATACCAAGGCTACAGGAGATCATCCTAGATCCCCCGTCCGTGTTGTCCAGGAATCGGGAGTATGCCATCTCGGTTGACTCGAGTGGTGTCAATGCCATCAGGTTCGTCAGCGGGACATACTCGTTCGATGACCCGCCTCCAGACTATCTGTGGGCAGAGGTCACCTGGTTTGACAACAGGCCGACCATCGAGAACAACTTCGGTAAGGCGGTCGGGTTCACCGTTGAAGATCTAGAGACGAGAAGCGACGATCTGGACTACCTGTCCGCCGTGCGCGGTCTCTGGTACTCCTTCTTCAACGGCCCTTCCCTGTGGAGTATCCAGGTAGGGACTCAGATCTTGCTCGGTCTCCCCTTCGCTGAAGAGGACGGAACGATCGAGGAGATTCACTTCACCTACAATGCTACTCAGATCCGCGTGCTGATTAGGGACAGCAAAGACAGCACCATCGTTCGATCGTACTTCATCCCCCGCGACAAGAAATTCGAGGAAGACGGTGAGTCTATGATCGCTGTCAACCCGAACACGGGTGTGGAGTATGTGACAGGTGATTCTATCGACCAGTTCTCCCCACTGTCGAAGGGTGTGGAGATACTGGATTTGATCAAGGATCCTGCTTGGTGGCAGAGGTACGTCAGCAGTGGGGCAACACTCGAGCTGGACAAGTTCTTCAAGTTCCTGATGCGGGCTGATATCGATGTCTTCAACATCACGAACCTCATGTTCGCCATCGACTTCGTAAAGAAGATCAAGCCGCACTATACCTACCCGCTCTTTGTAGTGTTGAAGCGGCTCGCGCCGGACTTGATCAGTCTGACCGATGTCGTCACGATGAAGGGCACGAAGTACCTGTTCGACAACCCGGCTTGTGCCCAGCTCATCTTCGATGCAGGGTCAGGCGGGACGTATCGGTTCGATGACACCGATGAATCAGGCATCTTCAACTGGGCCTATGACGGGTCTCCCAACATTCCTGCCGCGTCTTCGGGCAAGCCAGAGTTCTTGTACGACAAGAAGAGGCTGGGTCCTGAGATGTACATCGTGGGAATCATGACTGGTCCGTTTGCGGGTGGGTACTTTCCGATGGACTGGATTTGGGCTTTCGACGATGGTGGTGGGACGGACCTCATACCGTTGGCGGGGCCTGCACCCACACCTCCTCCGCCACCGTATGGTCCTACGATCGGTACCGTGGTGTTCGATACGATCTATTCCGCTGGCTACTACACCCGTGGTAAGGTGCTCTAGCTTGCAAATGGTGGATCTGACTTCTAGAATCGTCGGCGGAGAAGACCATGCAGATTCGTGACTACCCGCTCAAGCCAACCGGCCTGGTGATCCCTTCCAACGTGAAGGTCATTGTCCGGGAACGTGGCAAAATCGTTCGGCAACATTGCCGAGAAGACCACAACATCTGGGTAGACGTGGGGCGAGAGTTCCTGGCACGAGTCATTGCTCCAAACACGGGCCTCACAGACCACTACGCGGAGACGGGCCCGGGAGACCGAGAGTTCGTCAAGTACATGGGCGCCGGTATCGGCGGCCTATCCCAAGTCCACCCGGCTGCTTATACCACCCCACTGTCGACGGACTATCCCCCCGCGACAGGTACAGCACCAGGTAGCGATGGCAACCAGTATTCAGACGAGGATCTGACCGTTCTGACGCTCGAGCGTCCGGTCAAAATCAACACCACCTCCCCGATCTGGTTGGGGGAGGTGGTGACACCCGTAACCTTTCTCAACAGCGGTAGGACGCTGCGGGTGGACTACCTGTTCACCGCAGCGTCTATCAACAATGTTGGCCCGTACACCGTCGTCCCTCTGTCGGAAATCGCCTTGTTCATGTCGACGGCGGACGCTGATGCAACGAACGTGTACGACACGGGGAACACCCCGTCGATGGTCGGCGCTGGACGTCAGAGTATCTTGGCATACAACACGATGGAACCGATCCCAAAGACGATCGACTTCTCACTGGAGACCCAGTGGGAACTTAGGTTCTGAGGAGCACTGACATGTCGAATCTCCCGCATCCCCTCGGTGACTCCGTTGCTGGTGATCTGTTCTACCCAGGATCTCCTAGCGTCACAGTGGCTGACGTGGCCGGTGCCGCCGGTAGCCGTGCTGTAGAGTTCGGTGAGGATGGTACCTCGTTGGCGGTCAACCGAGGGCTCTATGCTCTCGGCAAGAATGATGAGTATATCCAAGATCGAATGGAGCGACCGATCGCTCGTATGGAGTTTACTGCGTGGACTCCTGCTGGTGGTAGCGGTGGTTCGTTTACGTTCACGGGACAGACGTTGTTCGTGGGAGATGCCTCTTACCTCCCCGAGTCTCAATCCATCCGTGATCGGTTGATCTCTGTCCTCGATGGTTCTTTCAACGAGCTGTTGGACGCAACCACTGGTCATAAAGTCGTCATCAAGTCTCTCCGCAACACACCAGATACGTTCAGCATCGTGGGTGACACCTCCGCAGCGGGTGGGGACGAGAATGGGTTCTACCCTGCCCCGATTGCTCGGTTCCAGTTGGTCAACTCGATGACCGGAGCGGTGGAGCTCGCCACGTACACCATCCCGGATGGTGTGAGTGTGATCTTCGCCCATGCGATCAGTGGCACACTGGACTCGCTCGGAACTATGGGTTCCGAGTACCTCATGCGCGACGCATGGGTGAAGGGGTCGATCCGCAATGCTCACGAGATTCACGCAGGAACCTTCCTGAAGGATGGTTCTCGGGCAGCGCAGGGGTCCTTCAACCTGGCAGGCAACAACATCAACAACGTTGCCGACATCACGAACAGCACGGGCTCTCCTCTGGATGTCATTTCTGACAATGCGCTAACCCTCAAAGATCAATACCTCAGTGCTGGCATGGCATTGAGTGAGGCGGGTGAGACGAGTTTGGCGGGAGACCTAAGCAGTCTCGTCGGTGAACTCAACAGCAAGACACGCGGAGCCGTTGCGGCCTATGGCAACAGGTTCAGGAACCGAACGGGCAGCATCACGTTCACAGGCGCAACTGGTGCTGTGGCTTGGCCAACCTTGGACTTCATCCGGGATGGAGAGGCACTCACGCTAGCCAGTGGTAACCTGACCGCAACGGCCACCACAAACGAATTCTTGGTGATCGACTCCTCCAACACGGTCATCAAGCGGGCAGCGGCCAGTCTTCAGACGGGCGACATCCCCGTAGCGTACTACTACTGGGACGGCGCTACGACGTTCACCATTTCCACCGATATTCGGTGGGCCATGGACGCCAAGACGGGCGCGATGGAGATCACGGTTGGGAATACCCCTGGCTGCGACTTCCCGGCGAACGCAATGCAGCAGGCCGTAGATCTCGCCTGCTATGTGGGATCCGTTTCTGCAACGGCTGACGTCCCAGGTTCCGTGGTGATCCGTGTCGTGGATAGTGCTACTTGGTCCACTGTCCTCAACATCACGAGTCCTATCATCGTTCGTGGTGAGGGTGTTGCCCGAACGACGCTCACCAGTAGTTGTGGTACGACATCGCACGGCATCAACTGCAACAGCCAGCGTGTGACGTTTGAAGACATCAAGTTGGTGAACGCTTCGGGGGCACTGTCCGGTTCTTACGGAGCGTTCTACAACGCAGGGGACAGTAGCGTCTTCCGTAATCTCACAGTGCAGTCCTATGGCACTGCGTGGGTATGGGACGTCGCCGTCGTTGATGTGCTGATCGAAAAGTGTTTCGGCACGGGACTGACGCACTCGTTCATCCTGGGGGCGTCTGCCAGCCTGCACACGCCCTACTTGTCGGATTCCGTCATCCGTGACTGTCTTGCCGCATCCTTTGTGTCGGGTGCCCGCAACGGTATCGTTGCCACGGGTGAGGGAAACAAGATCCTCAACTGCGACATCTACGGAGGAGCCGGAAACACGCTCGACAACTTCGGCATCACGATTGGTGGCGCCTGTGTGGTCAGTGGTTGCACTGTGCAGATGGGTGGGGCAGCGGGCAACGGGGTGGGGCTGTACTACTACCCCGCAACAGGAACTCCGTCCCGTTCTCAGTCGTCGGCTGTGGAGAACTGCGCGTTCTCTGCCATGTTGGTCGGTGTCTGGTCGGACACCAACAGTGCTGGTACGAAATGGATGTTGGACGTCAAGAACTGCACGTTCCAAGACGTGGATGTCCCAGTTGATCTGACCTCTCTCAACACGTTCGTTGGTCCGGAGTCGTCCTTTCGTTTCGTGGACAACTACACTTCGGGGTCCGTCGCGTCGATCTTGAATCTGTCTCTTGCAGGTTCCACTCTGCTTACTGCTTGGATCGAGCGTAACAAGTTCGATGACGTGACCGGAGACGGCATCGTCATGAATGCGTACGCTGGTGGATTCATCACGGGGAACATCTTCGAGGGGTATGGATCTGCCGGGACCTACAGTGCCGCGATAGAGGCAGCAGTGTCTGTGGGCTCACTTGTGATTCGGGACAACTACATTGGTAACGTAGGAGCCCCCGCAGCAAGCACACAGGTACGTTTATGGAGAAAGAGTATCGTCTCTGGGAACACCTTGATCGGTTCTTCTGCTGCGGCCACGGGCATCGCAGTAAGAAGTTGGTTTCTCTTAGGCATCGATCTGCCAGCCGCGCTAGAGTGTGATATCTCTGGCAACAACTTCAGTAGCCACGCGACCGCATGCATTTTGGTAGATCCGGGAACGGGATCCACCGCCAACAATGGATCACGTATTCGAGGAAACCACTTTCTCGCTGTTCCATCTGGGGGGGACGCTGTCAAAGTGTACCAGTCTTCCTCCGTTATGATCTTGGACAACGAGTTCGGGCTCATGGAGGGTACGGCTGTCCTAGTGGATGGAACGGGGGCGGGGTATGGCGATGCCACGACCATCAGAGGAAACACCTTCAATCTGGTTGAAGGAGATGGGTCCAACCAAGGGTTCATCGTCATCATCAAGGGCGCAACCGCTGCTTGTCAGAACTGTTCTGTAGATGGAAATACCTTCAACGGCTGTGGTTCTACGGACGATGCAGTCATTGGCACCTCGTACCAGGCAGTCATCTTCGTTTCTGCAACCGCGACGGGGACGCAGGTTCAGAACAACTCGATCAACGGGTTGACGGGAACCAGCACGTCGACCAACAACAGCGATTCCTCTTATGGAATCTATGTACTGGCTGCGGGATGCCTGGTTGCCAACAACAAGGTCTACAAGGACTTTGCGATCGCCACTACGAATGCTGACACTGTGATTGGCATCTTTGTGAATGGGATCGATTGTCAGGTTGTTGGGAACCATGTCACGTTCACTGGAACCCAGGGTGGTGCAAATCAATCTGGGACCATCTACGGAATACAGTGCACCTCTACCGGCAGCTTGATCAACGGGAACATGGTTCGTGGGTCATGGGTCGTGTCTGGTTCCCCGACGAGCGCCGGGATGAACGTCATTGGGGATGACTGCGCCATCACAGGGAACATAGTCTCTGGATCCCTGGCCTCAGATCACAGTCTGCTTTGCAGTGGGACAGGCGGTGTAGTCATTGGAAACGTTGGAGGTGGGTCTGCCAAGATCAATTGGGGCACGACAGGCACCAACTTGCCTTCTCTAGCGACATACCAAGATATGAACGTTTCCGCCCTCGGACACGCATAGGAGTCTTTGATGACCAAGATTTTGAACGTACTGGCGAGCTGGCAGGTGCTCTTGCTCGCACTGACGTCCTTCATCATCCTCGGCCTTTTTCGGAAGATGTTGGTGACGAAGGACGATGCTGGGAACATCGTGGGCGGTCTGGCGAATCACAGGCTGTTCAAGATGTTCCTCCCGCTCTACCCGTACGGTATCTGCCTTGGCTTGGTGTTCGCCCCCGGTGTCCCTCTTCCCGCCGAGCTCGGCGCAACGTTCATGGCCAAGTTCCTGTATGCCATCTGGTGCGGATGGTTTAGCGACAAGTCGTATCAGGTGATCAAGTCAATTCTGGAGAAGGGGTTCAACTTCCGGTTCGATGGGCAACCTGTACCTCCCCCAGTCGTACCCGGGACCCCGGCCCCTCCTACAGTCGAGCCTGTGTCGAATCCCGCCGACATCGACGTCACCCCCAAGCCCCCGCAGGTCTGAGATGCTGAAAGCCTGGGAGTGGATGAAAGCCCACTGGAAGTGGGTCTTGTTCCCATTGGGGATCTTGCTCTCCATCCTCACCGTCCTTGGGTGGGTGATGGGGGCGCGAAGAGACGATCCGATCTCTGGTACGACTGACGAGGAAGCTAAGAAAACTGCGGACGACATCTTCAAGGCATCCACGGAGCGGGAAGAGGCTCTAGTTCTTTTGGAGAGACAGCACGCCCAGAAAATCGCTACCATGTCGGAAGAGCAGCGGGCAGAGTACAAGGCTGTGAAAGCCAAGCCCATCGAAGAGGTAGCGTCATGGATCGACAAACTGTAGGGGCTTTCTTCAGCGAACTGGAGAAGATCAGTTCCGCAGGAAGCAAGGTCGGACTGGGCAAGAGGGTTGTCAATCGCATGGCCAACCTCGGTGGTCTCAATGAGGTCGCTGGTCTCGGCGTGCTGGCAGCACCGAGCGCCGACAACATGCTCGCCAAGTACCGCGCAAGGAAAGCGGGTCATGGCGAGCATGCTGATGAGAAGACGCTCGACAAGTACCGGCTCATCAAAGAGAAGTACCACGATCCGGTCGAAGTCGGCGGGCTCGGTATGTTGGCGGCTCCCTACATCGGCAAGAGATTGTCGACGGGTAAGTGGGGTCACTGATGTTTTCCAGCTTCTTCGATGAGCTAGAGAAGATCGGGTTCACTCTCCAAGGCTACGACAACGTCCAGGGTCTCCGCATCGCCATCGAGAACAGGAAGGGATCTGTCCGCAAAGGCAAGGATGGGGACGGCAAGGAGTGGAGGACCAAGATGGTCCACCCGTACGGCTACTTGGTAGGGACTCGAGGTGCTGATGGAGATCCAGTCGATGCCTACGTTGGCCCAGACAAGGAAGCGCCTCACGCCTACGTGGTCCATCAGCGGGACAAGGACACGGGGGCCTACGATGAGGATAAGGTCATGCTTGGCTTTGCCTCGAAGCGGGAGGCCAAGGAAGCCTTCCTGAAGCACTACGACAGCCCCAAGTTCCTGGGACCCATCTCGAAGGTGGTGATAGACCGACTCCGAGAGCTCGTGGCCTCCAAGAAGAAACTGGTGAAAATCTCATGACTTACGACTCCTTCTTCGATGAGCTCACCAAGATGGCCCAAGCCGCTGCCCCACAGGAAGGTGGAAGGGTCTCCAGATTCATCAGGAAAGCGGGCCCTGGCATCGGAGGAGCTGCTGGAGCCTTGGTCGGCGGGGTGTTGGGGGCCCGGCGCGGGAAGCTCCTACAGGGCACCATGGCGGGCCTGGGGACAGGGGCGACCTTGGGGTGGCTGCCTGGCATGGCGCATGGTGTCAAAGAGGGCGTGAAGGAGCTCCGTCGATGAGGTACCTATTGGCGGTTTCCGTCCCCATGTGGTTGGCCCTGGTTTCCGTCCCTGCTCGAGCAGAGCTCTGCGTTCAGCAGGACTACAGTAACCCAGCCAAGGCCCCTGACTTCGACTGTCCCGGGCCCGGGGAGTCGGCGCTCGTTCCTGTGCTCTCGACCCGTCCGAGCCTTGGCGTGGTCAAGGGGACGGTCCTGACACCACCAGGGAAGAGAAGATTCACCCTGGACTACGATGGCGTCTTGATGGGCCGAAACAAGACCATCGAGCTGGGGCTGAAGGTCAAGGCTGTCCGTCGTCTCCGATGGCTGGGGATGCACAAGGACGCTGCGGCCCTGAGTATCGAGAAGAAGTATCTGACCAGCGTGTGGGAGGCCAAGGTAACTCTCCGAGACTCCCAGGTCGCCAGCTATAAGCAGCAGCTCGTCGATGCCCGCAAGCAGCGTGACTCTGCTCGAGCCTGGTACAGACGGTTCAGCACTGGCTTGATCGTAGGCATCGTTACTACCGCCGCTGCCGCTGTAGCCATCGCCATCGTTGCCAAGTAGCTAAAGAAAGAGCCCCTGAGTAGGGGGCTCGATCTGTGAGCAACTGCTACCAGTAGTCGTGCTCGTATCTGCTAGAGTTTGCTCTGTTTTTGATCATGTCTATGATGAGCGGCTTGGCCGCTTCACCATTCCCCTCCATGATCAAAAACAGAGCCTCTTCTGGCCACGCCACATACTCGGCCATTGCGGACGAGATTCGTTTGGCGAGGTCGGGGTCCGTGTGTGGACCCCACCCATGCCTGGTAAAGTGCTCGATCGTTGCGTGAAGGATTCTCGGGTCCTTCGTGCTACGCAAGACGTCCAGTATGTCTCTGCGCAGCGATTTGTCCAATTCCATCTTAGGGAGGAGAAGAGGGAGGATGGTACGGACCAAGGCAAATATGACTGGGAAGTACATCGCCGCCAAGACCGTTTTCAGAAACTGGTTCATGCTAGTTCTCCTGTTGGGGTTTATAATTCTTATGCCATAATTGATGATCGTTTTTTACTTGTGAGCTAAAAGAAAAAGGGCCACCCAGGAGAGGGTGGCCCTTGATCAACTGCGCCAGGAGGCGTCGTTGAGTAGGCGGGTTCGAGCCTCGGTGATGTTCCTGGCCATGTTCATGCTGACACCGATCTCGTCCCCGAAAGACATGAGATCCTCCAACCCCATGTCGTAGAACTCTTGATCGGTCAGCGTGACACGCTTCTCACCATCCGGCCCGGTAGTGCCGCGACGATAGACGAGGATGTCTACTCGTCGCCCTCTTCGTTTCCCCGGGTGTCCTTGTCCAACGCTTCCATCTTGTCGTCGAAGTCCATGCCTTCGGGGGCATTGTCATCGGTCAAGATCTCCTCCGCCCGCATCCAGGTGGCCAGGTGGAGAAGGAGACCAGCGGTCTTGTAGTTCTCCACAGCGACCTCCGAGACGTCGTTGACGAGGCCGGTGCTGTTCGCCGTGTAGACGGCGCCGAGCTCGTCGATCTTCTCCTCGATGGACTGAACACGCTCGGACAGGGTGCCGAGGAGCTCCGTCAGAGCGTTGAGATCTAGCTCGACCTCTCCCGTCTCTTCATCGACCACGTCTTCCTTGGGCGGGGGCTTGGGGGACGCCTTGCCACGCTTCGCGGCGAGACGTCCCTTGCCGGACGTCTTCGGGGCCTCCTCTTGAACTTCCTCCTGGACCTCCTCCTGCTTCTTGGGGGCGGCCTTCTTGGAACGCTTGGCGGGCTTGCTTCCTCCCTCTTGATTCTCCACGACCCACTCTGCGAGAGAGTTGACGTCGAGGCGAGCACAGTCCTCGGAGGACAACCCGCGACCCTTGCAGATGCGGCGCAGGTTGAGGCGGTTCATCGCCTTGAGCTCTTCGAGTTCGTACGTTTGCTCTTCGGACATGGTTATTTTCTCCTGAGTCTGCCAGAGGCAGATCGTTTAGGCGGGCCCTTTGTCAACATCTGCTCCAGTGCGGGTCGGCCCACCTTTTGGTACACTGAAGCTCTCGCGACTACGATAGGCTCTTGAGCGCGGCTGAATGAACCGCACTTCTGTTGATCTGTCAACATCTCGATCGTGGCCACCTTGCACGTAGAAAGGTAGTCACAGCTCATGCAGCAATCCCTCATAGCTTCTGTCCCAGGTCCTTCTGGTTGTTCAGCACGCACTCCAAAGCCTTCCCGTCAGGACACTCCCAGCAACAGGTGTTGCAGTCGAGTTGGCTCCAGAGGTAGCGGAAGTACTCCCAGATGAACAGGCCCAGTAGATTCCGTGAGTGATGAACAGGATTCTCTTTCAAGCTCGCTGGATCTAGCTCACCTCTGATCAACCTGATGACGTCCTTCCTGGACACACCTGGATGAAGCACACGCCACATAGCTGTCTCTTCCCTGCTGGTGGGGGCCATGTTGTGCGTGCATAGGGCTCGCAGTTCGGATTCGTTCAGGTCGTCCCAAGGGATGGACACAATCTCGTATGTCGCGGGCTCCCCCTTCTTCCTACGACCCTTCTTCTTCACGACACGGACGAGCTGGTAGAACTCGTCCGTGTGCTCAGCTTCAGGCATCTCGTGGGCTTCAACCACTTCTACATTGTGTTCAGTCATCATCCTCCGCCATTTGTAGGAAGGTGATCTCTACCCGTGGGTTCTTCTCGTCTACGTCCTTGGTCAAGATGTGAACGAACGTAGCGCTGTCATCAACGCCGGTCGCTGCCTTCACAGCATCCTCTACCAACTTCACGCGGTTCGAGATGTCCATCTTGATCCACTTGGTCTTGGCCTTCCGCTGTCCCTTCTTTGGACCCTTGACGTAGAACTCCCCCCACCCTTTGTTCACGATGGACTCGAAGAAGAAGGCCAGCTCCAACCAGTACCGAGCGTTCTCATCGAACGCATCCTGGAATCCAAGCCCGGCCTCCCTGACGATCCTACCTATGGCCTTCTTCTTCCAAGAACGCGCCTCCGTTGTGAGACGACGACCCTTTCCTCGAACATTGAAGTAGATGTTGTTGGACGTGGGAGGAAGCTCCATGGAGATGATGACCCTCCTCACCTCTTCACCTTTCGAGGCAAGGCCGGTCTCACAGGCTTGGGCTTGCTCTTCGTCGCCAGCGGCCCCTTCTTTGGTTGGGGCACAGGACTATCCTGCATGTGCTCTCCGAACACTCTGCGGGCGCCGATGCTTCCAGCTCTTGCTCCCACTCGGATACCTTGCTCCTTCAAGCTGATGTTCCGAGAGATGAGTCGGATGTCTGCCTCACAAGCATCCGCCACCTTGGCTAGCAGATTGTGCAGGCACTCCAACTCCAGGCACTCCCCATTCGCTGTGACGTACCGACGATCTGTCTGCATGTGATCGTCCTTATCCTTGGTCGTCCCATCCTTTCCGATGCGTACTCGAGCCTTGATGAACCCGAGCTTCTCGGTCGCCACGTTGTATCGGTTCTTGGTATCCGCTAGCTGCCCAACAACGTAGGCGAAGTACTCCTGTGCGATCCCGTACAGTTCCCCCAGCTCCCTGTCGGACAAGTCCTGAAGGTTGGGGGGCAGCCATGGTGTGCCATCCTCCGTCAGAAACATGGATGATCCTGGCTCACGCCGAGTCCTCGAAGGGAGCTTGATCCCTCGACGTATCATCTCGTCATGAGCCGAGTCAGCCACGTTGTAGCATTGCTCTCCTTCTTCCAGTGGCATGAACCAGGTGTCCGGGACTGGCCCGGCTTGGTTCACTGGTTTCACGCTGGTATCCGATCCTCTCTTGGGTACCCTTCGCTTCATCGCACACCTCTCAGGGTGAAGCGGCTCTTGCCCTTCTTGACGTTCTTCTTGCCTGGTTTGGGCGGCTTACACACATGCTTGTAGCGGCACGTGTTGCAGTGGTATCCAGCCTCGCGCTCGGGAGGCTTCTCGTCTACAGCGCACTTCCGCACGTAGACGATCTTCTCCGCGATGGAATCCCAGATCTCCTGTTGGAAAGGAATCAAGAACTCCATCATCGTGGAGTCATTCTTGTTGTAGTAGACGATCGTCATAGCTGGCAGATCCAGGCACGCCATGTAGACGTGGGACTGGATCACGTTTTCAGGTGATGGTTTGTTGAGACCCTTGAATAGCTCCGCCTTCATCGTCTTGATCTCGATGCCAAAGCGTAGATCTAGATTCGGGGTCTTCACCGAGTAGATGCCATCTGTGGTCGAGTCGATCTCGTACTGCGCTGCCACAGGCGAGGTGTCTTCGTTGAACGTAGCCTCGTCAACGAAGACATCTCCCAGCTCCTTGGCCAGCTTGCCCAGGTACCCTTGAAGCTGCCCGTGCACAGCGTGACCTGTGTCGAAGATACGACGAAGACGTGGGTCTATTCGAGACTCCGGTGGCTCACCGATGTATCGGTAGTACAGCATCCGGGCGCACCCCATGGGATAGTTCCCACAAGGTGAGATACCTCCTTTTGATCCAAGCTCAGATGCGCTGAACACACAGAGCTTGCGGCCACTTGGTTTGAGGTTTATGTCTTCCAGATAGGCTTCCAGTCTGGAGATGACCTGAACGTTACTGAGCGCTTCCTTCAGCTCGTCTGCTCCGGCGCTCTTGAGGTCCTCTATGCTTCTCAACTGCATCTTTTATCTCCAGGAAAAGTGATAGTGGGATCACCGCCACGGACTGGCGTGCTTTTCGGTACTCTACGATCAGTGCTGGATTCTCATTCGCCTCGAGCGCTTGGTGAATGATCTTCGCCAAGTCGGACAAGGTGAGGTTGAACCCCTTGAGGGAGTCCGTGTACTTGTGCTCCACACGCCACTCTCCCATTCTCCTGATGTCCCCCTTGTAGCCGGACAGTCGGGTTCCACCAGAGGCCGGTTGAGTCACTCCTCCCATGTCATCCGCCAAGACTTGCTCGAGGTGCTGGGAAGTCTTGATGCGCTTTTGTGCAGCCTTCTTCCTCTCCGGGTCAGATTCCATCTCGAGATTCAAGTCGATCTCTATTCCATTCTCGATACAAATCGAGCAGAGGTGAGACTGACGAATCGCCTCCTCCTGGTAGAAGACGGTCAGCACGATGGTGTTCGTAACCTTGTGGCAAGAGTCACAGTGCTGACCGTACCCGGCGTCCGAGATCTCCAGGGACAACGGCAACTTCACCTGAACCTCACGTGGCCAAGACCAGCAGCGATATAGAGCTGGTCTCGCAGTTCCACCATGAGCTCTGGGCTCTGTTCCATGAGCTGGAGCAAGGACTCCTTGCCGTGAACGCTGATAGCGTTTCCATCAGCATCCTCGATGGTGGGGATGGAGTACCTACCGGATCCCTCGCTCAAGATGACGTTGTAGATGAGGCACTGTGCGAGCAGGTCTCCCTGAACGTCTACCTCTAGTGGGTCGAAGTACAGAGTGAAGGCGCCGATCCTTCCTTCTCGTGCTCCTGCCTTGGCCTTGGCCACCTCCCAGTTTACCTCCTTTCCGATCTTGACCTTCTTGTCCCTGAGAGCCTGACCAGCATGTAGGCTTATCCGAATGTGGTTGAGATGCTGGAGGGCAAAGGCCCCATCCGACTTGTAGGCACGCCCGTACGACTTGCCACCGCTCAGGTTGAGCTTCGCTCTCGCTTGGCGGATGCAGTACAGCGTTGTTTCGTTCACCTCGGTGAAGGGGTCTAGACCGCTCCACTTGCAGTTTCCACAGATGTACTTGAAGTTCAGCGTCTTGGAGTTGATGACGTTCTTCTCCAGCGGGCTGTACCCACACTCGGGACAGCGGAACGTCGGGTTGAAAGCGTCCAAGATCTGCTTGGACCAGCGGGTCTGCAACGAGGCCGGGGAGGCAACTTGCGGTGTCTCCCCCAATGGAGTCGTCTCTTCCTGGAACGTCATCATGGCGTCCCACGAGTCGATGCCGATCATCTGGTAGGCGTTGGACTTGACAGCATCGACGATGCCACCAAGCACACCTTCAGAGGCTCCCTCGAAGATGTAGAACTTTCCAACGGTCGGGCAGTTCATGGCCTCCTTGATTTCTGCGGCGGTCAGAGGTTCTTCTCCTCTTCGTTTCCTCCCACGTTGGGTGACCTCGATGTCGTAATGACTCATCGCGATCTTGCACCCACACATCTGTGCGAAGTGCTTGTCGACGAAGGACTCGAAGCAAGCCATAGCGAGACAAGCGTCGTCACCATAGTGGTTCTGGAGCTGACCGAAGTATCGGTACATCAGGTAGTTCTTGCCCGTGCTTTCTGGGCCATCGATCTGATGGACCTTCCCTGCTACAAGCCCGCCCCCAGCAGCAAGGTCTAGGCTCATGATGCCGCAGGGGCGGCGGAGATCTGAGGCATCCCAAGCCTCTTTCGCAGATCTCATGACGGGACCATTGTCCCCGAACTTCATGTTGATCTCTTGGACCAGTTGGTCCGTGTCCGGCTTGGGGAAGGACTTGGGCCGAGTTCCCGCTGATGAATCAGCCTTCCCCTTCCGAGGAGACGTCTTCCGAGCCGGTTTCTTGGCGGTGACCTTCTTAGCCATTGGGCTTCTTCTCGAACGGCTCAGTCCCCTTGTCGGGATCCTTCGGCACGTTCACGTTCGGGTTGTCCTTGGAGGCGGTCTTCTCCCCGTCCTTCTTGGGAATGCTCTTGTCCTTGTCGATCTCCACGGCGTACTTTTCCATCCCTTCCTTCTTTCTGGCGGTGTACCCGCCTACACGCTGAGCGGTGACCTTCACCACCTTGATTGGAGCTGTCATCTCCCAGGTCACACCGGAGGGTGTCGTGATTGTCCACTTGTACCCATCGGTTTTGAGAGAGCAATCGGCGATCTCTAGTGCACCTTGCAGCAGTTCTTTGACGTTCATCAGTGAGCCTCCGACCATGCTTCTCCTCGGCCAATGTCTACGCCGAGGGGTACTGGTAGATCGCGGAAGGGCAGGCCAAGCCTCTCAGGCAAGTCCTCGAACGGCGCTTCCATGATCTCCTGGATGAGTTCACACCCTTCTTCCAGGTGCTCGTTGGGTACCTCGAACAAGATCTCATCGTGGATCTGTAAGATCTGTGCGATGCCCAGACTATGCAGGCCAAGACTCTCTTCGCAGCGAATCTGGGCCAATCGAGCCACGTCTGCGGCTGACCCCTGAATGATGGTGTTTACCGCCTGCCTCAGTGCCCGAGCAGCGTGCTTGCCTGGTCTCTCCGGGATGTACTTGCCCCACTTCTGGCTGTAGAAGCCTTCCTTCCAGTCGAGGTTCGCATCTAGGAGACGACGCTTGCGCCCGAGTATCGTGGATACCTCGAGCATATCTCGACACCTCTCGTGCGTACCCTCGATGAAGGCTTTGACTCCTGGGTACGGCTGGAAGTAGATTTCCTTCTTGTTCCGTGCTTCCTCTACTTCGATGCCGAGCTTGGCAGCGAGAGCCATGTCACCCTCGCCATAGTTGATACCAAACCCGATGGACTTCGCTTCTTGTCGGTACCCCATGAGTGTGACCACCCATGGATCCCACTGGTCGCGGGGCGTGTGGTTCTTCTCATAGACTCCCGCCTGCTTCTTGGCCTTGACCATGTCCTCATAGGGGACCCCGTACATCACGGAGGCGGTACCCATGTGGATGTCCCATCCCTTGTTGATGACATCGATCATCTTCTCGTCACCACTGATGGCGGCGAGTAGACGCATCTCGAGCTGCTTGTAGTCGGCAGCCACCAAGGTATGGCCGGTCTTCGGCATGAAGGCGCCACGCAGACCATACACGTCGTTGTCCGTTCGCGGGATGTTCTGGAGGTTGGGGTCTCGGGAAGAGAGGCGACCCGTCACGGTGATGTGCTGGGTGAGCATGGGGTGAATACGGAACCCCTCATCGCAGCGGGCGATCATCCCATCAATGTAGGTGCCCTTGACCTTGTTCAGAGCTCGGTGCTCCAAGATCAACCTGCTGATCTCACATCCCTCACCCTTCCAGATTTCCAAAACGCTTTCGTCGGTGGACGGTTGCTTGTTTCCGCGCTTCCCACCGGATGTCATCTTGATGGGCTTACGACCCAGGACATCAAAGAACAGACGTCGTAGTTCGTGCGGAGAGTTCGGATTGATCTCTTTGCCAGCCACCTTGTACAGCGTGCGAAGGATGGCCTGCATGTCCTTCATGATGGGGGATCGGATTTCTTCCAGCCACCCTACGTCCACCATGATGCCGCGTCGAATGCACTTGTAGAGGACCTTCGTGTAGGGAGCCTCCACCTTCTCGAAGGTGTCCCACATCGTCGTCCATTTGGTTGCTTGGATCTCTTCGAGCTCCGTCTTCAGATGCTTGTACACAGCCAAGCTGGCCCAGGCATCCATGGAGGCGTAGTCGTAGGCGGAGTCCGGCTCTTGTTGAACCATTCGCATCAGAGCGTCCTGATACGTCTCGCCCTTCACCTTCTTGAACACGGACTTGAAGGACCGCATGTTCAAGCCGAGATGATCTAGCGCCGTGTCTTTCAGACCGTGCCGACCAATCCTGTTTTCGTCGTACAGCCAGTCCATCACCAGGGTGCAGTGAATGGGTCCGGCCATCAGCGGGACACCGGAGTTGGCCAACATGTTGTTGTCGAAGTTGGCGTTGGTCATGACCCATGTGATGTCTGGATCACGAGCCACTTCCTCGCGGAATACCTCGAGCATGGGGCGTGACAAGGCGTACCGAGTGTTTAGGTCTGGACACAGCGACCAGAACAGCACGTGATCTCGTGCGAGGTCCAAACCGGTGGTCTCCGTGTCGATTCCACACAGCTTGGTATCCCATATGTGACGGCACACCTGGAGCAGCCTATCCCCGGAGTCGATGAACTCCGGGGTCGGTAGTTTATGCAGCATGCATACTCCTAGAGATGCCCGGGGGAAGGCCCCCGGGCTTTGGAGGAACGACTAGAACGGGATTTCGTCGTCGGCTACGTCTTCGCCCTCGTCAGACTCACCGTCCGGCTTGTCGTAGTCGGTGGTCTCCCGCTTGGCGTCGTCCGCCTTGTACGGGTTGCTGCACTGGTACCGCTCTGCCTGCTTGTCCAGGCTATCTGGAGCGTATACTCGATGGAGGATGTTGTCCTTCTCCGGGAGAAGCTCCTGAAGCTCGGGCTCCAGCTCTTCCACGAACTCGTGACCGCTGATCACGAGGGTGGACTGGGTTCCGGTGCCTTCTCGACGCACGAAGAGATCTACGTCCCAGAGCTTGAGGGGACTGGGATCCTGGCACTTGTTGCAGTCTGGCACGCCGACCAGCATCACTTCCTTCTTGCAGTGCGGGCACTGCACTTGATCGCTGGTGTACTCGTTGACCTCGGTCTTCGTCAGGTCCTTGTGCTCACCGAGGAGGTCCAGCACTTCGCCGTCGCACTCGGGGCATTCCCAGATGGGGAAGTTGATCTTCCCACCGCAAGTGCACTCCTTACGGAGATCTTCAATCTTGGCTGAGAGGATCAACAGGTGGTTGATACCCAGCGACCAGTGGACGAGGTTGCCCCAGACGCGCTCCCAACCTTCTCGCTTGATCTTCCCTCTGCCATACTTGGCGAGGGCTTCGTCTTCATGGATCCGGTCGAAGATAACGTCGCCCTTCTTGTGGAACTTGGAGTCCCGCTGGTACGTGAGGACTTCACCCTTCTTGGTCGTGGCCGGAATCAAGTAGTACCACGCCTTGTGCAAGGCCAGGAATCCGTTGAGACGCCGCCAGCTATAGGGCATGTCAGCGGACTTCGTGCCATCCGGCATCTGCTCGCGTTCGTAGCACGGGATGCACTTGCCACTTCCGTGTACGTCACACTCTTCGTCTTCGCTCCACACCTTGGAGCAGATCGACCCTCGCTGGAGTCGTCCACTGAAGTGCTCCGCGTACTCAAAGTATGGAACCGGAGAACCGTCGAACGCCTTGTACGAACCAGGAATGATCTGGATACGGGCGGGCTCGACTGCATCCAATGGTCGCTTCGGGTTCGGGCTCGGCGGGCGGAACCGGTGCTTGTTCCGGAAGATGGACATGGGTCCACCAGAGTTCTGGTTCTTCTCGCTCCGCTTGAGAGCCTTGCGCCGTGCATCGCGGTACCAGTTGCCATGCTGTTCATGGTTGTACGTTGGCTTAGTGGCCATATTCTTTTCTCCAACTGCGGAAGCGGACTGGTGTAGTCAGCACTTCCATTAACTCGTCGCTGTTTAGATCATCCGGTTGTGCGCCATCCACAGCATCTTCTGGGTAGCAACACACGCCTACCTTGTGACTCTTATTGAGTCGGAGCCCTGCTTCGTACGTGCCTTTCATTGCCGAAGCGGTGTTGTCCAAGAGAATGTAGATGCTGCAATCAGTCCTCTGTAGGAGGGTCTGTTGCATCCTCGACATGTACGTTCCTTGGAGAGCGACTGTGTTCCAAGCGCCATGCTGGATCAGCCATAGTGCGGCTTTGTACCCTTCGACCACGAAGATATGATCGAGGTTCCCATGGAAAGCTTCCGGTAGCACCCGGTCCATGTTCCATAGGAAATGCTTCTTCTCGAAGATGTACCCCTTGTACCGATCTGAGAACCTCAGAAAGTCTGGCTCCTTGTAGATTTTGTACCGAGGTTGCTCGTCCGTGACAGTTCTTCCCGCAATGCCCATCAGCACACCGAGGTGCGAGCGGATAGGGAAGGTGATACGCATTTGATCTTTGTCGAATCCGATGTCGTACTTTCGCAGGACATCCTTGTCGAACCCCGCATCCAGTAGACGCTTCGGGCAGTAGTCGAAGATCCCCAGCATTCCCTCACTCAGAGGCATGTGGTTCTTGAGGGGATCTTTCCGTGGGTTCAGTTCCGTGTTGACCTTGGCCGTTACCTCGGCGCCAACACGATCCATGATACTGGTGCGCAGCTTGGAAGATGCACCCAGCTCCTTCATGAACGTGGCTAGGTTTCCGCGAGTCTGGCAAGAGTGACAGATGAACATTCCGTTCACCGTGGAGATGTAGAAGGCTCCGACACTCTTCTCTTCATGGAAGGGGCACGGACCACTGATGTTGTTGCCATCACTGGTTGGACGCCACCACTCGAGGTACTTGTCCGCGAGGAACTCCACGACGGACTTCATCTCGGTGCTCACTACGTCCCCTTCTTCTTAAAGTGCTTCCTCATCTCCCGTAGCGGGAGCGCACGCTCTTGGGACAAGCGCTTCGAGGCAGCCTCTTCTTCGCGGGCCATAGCATCTTCTTCCGCCTTGAACTGAGCCTGGATCTGTCGCTGGGATTCAAAGATCTGCTTGAGCTGGAACTTGATGGCAGGTTCTGCCGACAAGAGGAACCCAGGCAGCTTGATCTCTCGGGCGCCAGAGATGACGCAAGCCAGATCTACTTCTCCTCCCTCCTTCTCATTCTTGATCACACGGATAGCTAAGTGACACGCCTGTGCGAACGTGTCGCCATAGGCTATCTCTGCCATCGTAGAGCCCTTCGTCTGCTCACCAGATCGATTGGCTTGCGAGGTGGCAAGGATTGGGATCTGATAGTTGCTGGCCATGTTGGATAGGCCGTAGGCTATCTCAGCAATGTCCTGCCACTTGGCTTGCTTGCCAGGTCCCTTCGCCGCCTCCATCAAGTAGACGGAGTCAGCAAGGACGATGTCCGGCTCGAACAGATCTATCTTGGACTGAAGGGAGGCCAATCCTCCCCCTGCACTCTTGCCGGTCCACCCCGTCGTGATGAGAAGAGACTTGTCCCGCTTGTTGTTGTCGGTGCTGTTCCTCTCCTCTTCGTCTTTGATCCAGTCCACCAGGTCGAAGAAGTCCTCTTCCTCATCGTTGGAGAGCTGGCCATTCCTGAATTTCATGTAGTCCACGGCCAGCATGCGGGCGACGAATCGCGTCCTCATCTGCTCGGGCGTCATCTCCTTGGTGAAGATCATCACCCGGCTGTTGTGGTGCTGGTAGCACTCGACGGCGGCATCTATCAGTAGCCACGTCTTCATGCTCTTCGGTCGTCCATACAGAAGGATGAAGTCCCCCTTCTGCATCCCACGGGATTCCTCGTTGAGAGGGTGGTGTTGCCGCTTCGTTGTCTGGAGTATCTTGGGCTTGCCATTCTCGTCGTGGTATCCCCATCCCATCGGGAAGGGGATACCGAGGTACCCCGTGGCATTCTTGGCCAGCAAGTACTCGTTCTTGATGTCACGCATGGAGTCAGCGAGGATGATGTCCCTGCTTACGCTGCTCACCGTCTGGAGTGCCTTGCACTCTTCGACCATGGTGTTCAGACATTCGTGGGGATCATCCTCGAAGTCGTCAGAGGCGTTGTCCAAGATCCCTTCGATCTTTTTCTTCAACCACTCCACGCGTACACGGTGGGCTAGGGACACCACTGTGTAGTTCGGATCTGCGTCTGGGAACGACGCCGACATCGACTCGAACTCTTTGTCTATGATGTCCCACCCAGGGACGATGTTCCTCGCATGATCTGAGTGGTAGTGCCTCCAGATGTACTCGAAGACCAATTTGTTCTCGTGGACCAGGAACATCTCAGACGTGAGCCCGTAGTCCAAAGCCGCGCGTAGGTCCTTGGTTTCGATGATCTTGGATAGCAGTTGTAGTTCGACACTCGTAGCCATCTAGGCCCCCGGCGCGTCTACCAAGTAAATGCCCAGAATCTGACCCTTGTTGAGAATGAATTGTTTCCCATCATTTTGATCGTTGTGATCTATGGATAGGTTGTATCGGTCAGTCCACAACAGGGTCCCCTTCAGACGGGCGTCAGATGGCAGGACTATGAAGACCTGCTTACCGACCATCCGAGAGACGTGGCGGTGCCAGTTGTCCTTGACCTGGAGGATGTCCTTGAGTGTTCCGACTGTCGCGCTGAGATCTCTGACCTGTGCCCTCAGTGCAGCCAGCTCTGTTTGAAGCTGTGTGCTGGAGGGCGATTTATCAGGCAGGCTACTGGGCCGCCTTCTCCTCTGTCCATCTCCCACGGGTACCTCCTTGGGGAAGGGGGCGGCATCCGCCCCCTTCCGATTAGGCTTGAGACATGTACTTGCCGGCGAGCTCTTCGATCTCGTACCGCTTGTCCATGTCCGTTTCTTGGTGAGCTGCGCGAGTCAGCGCTTGGAGAATGCCATACCCACTCATCAGGGGCTCTTCCTCGTAGGCTTTGACCACGGCCTCGATGAAGGTCTTGGACGCCTTGTTCTTCTCGAGGAACTTGGTGATCTCCTCTTTCGGGTCACCGACGATGCGATCCTTCAGGATGGCCATGCGGCGCTGGTTCAGGTCCCACACACCCGGCATCTTGCGGAAGGCACTGTCCAGCAGGGCGTCGATGCCTTCGTCTTCGATGCCACGATGCATTCGGTACATCAGCCGGCCATCACTGATAGTCACGATGGCGCCGTTCAGGCAGACCAAGCGGAACGTGGTGGCATCGATGGTCACGGCCGTGTACCCAACCTCGCTGTTGCGCACGTGGAAGCCTTGGTACACCCAGTCGGCATCCGGCAGCAAGCCTTCTCGCTCCGCCATGTCGTAGATGCCACGGACACGTGGGTCCGAGTGGCCACGGTCGATGTCCCCCATGTTCACGGGGGGGCCGACGACCGAGTAGTGGCTCGCCTTCTCGTTGTAGAAGTCCGTGCCGAGGTGGTTCTTGATGAAGCTGAACTCGTCCATCCGTCCACGGAACTTTGCCGCCAAGCGACCGAAGACGCGGATGTCATCGATGGAGGAGTACGTGGGCGACAGGACGGCACGCAAGAAGCCGTCTGCCTTCTTGGCACCGGGGTCACCCTTCTTGAAGCGACGAGCTCTGAGCTTGCTGCTCTGCCCGGTGCGGGAGAACCGACGCTGCATCTCCTGCTGAATCTCCTCGGGCTTGACGGTGTCCGGGTTGAACCACTTGTTCCACTGGACGCCGAGCATACCGCCGAGCTGCCGCCTACTCCAGTCGGTCATGTCGAGGATGCCGACGCCCGGGACTTCCAGAGCGACATCGGGATGTTCCTGAGTACCGGCCTTGCAAATGCGGACGTCCTTCAGATCTACCACCTTGTCGGGGTAGTTGAGATCGTGGAGATCCGTGATGCGCTCGAGCACGGTATCAAATTTGGTTACCTTCTTCTGCTTCATCAGCAAGCCCAGCGGGTTCATGATGTATTCCTGCCCCTTCTTCTTGAGTAGTGGTGGTTGCTTCGCGAAAGAGAACAACTGCTGCGTCGTCCTCCAGTGCAGCTACCAATTGTGACAAGAGCTCTTTAGTTCTGGAGCTCATGATGGGCTGACCAGGTAGTGTGGCCATCCCGAACATCTGTCCTGTCTCAGCATCGACGTATCCGAACTTCATCGTGATCGTGTCCCCCTGACCTAGACGATCCACACGAAGCTCACCTAGCATGATGGCGTTGAACCTGGGAGACCCAGTGACTTTTCTCATCCGTCACCGTTCAAGTAGGCGTCTAGGTTGCGCCTTACCTTCACGGCATTGTGGGTCATGAACTTGTGCGCCAGCTCGCTGGCGATCTCATTGGCCTTCTCCAAGGAAACCAGATCTGACGCACACGGGATGGTGATGCTCGAGGTGGACTCGATGGTCATCCCGGAGCTTTGGTCCGACGCCCAGAACTTCATACCGTGTGTCACACCAGCCGCCGCAGGACCCGGAGGCACACCCGTGGCTACCAGATCGTGCTCCACCGTTTCCCGCATAGGCTTCCGCTTCTTCTTGACGGCGATGGCTGTACTGATCACAGCCGGACTAGCCGTCTTTCGTTGTGGTGGTTTTCTCACCATCAGATCTTCAACTCCTTCGGTACACCGGGCATCAGTGCCACGGTTGGTGGTGTCTCTTGGAGAGCTTGGTAGGCCGCGTCCCGATCCAACTCACCTTGTCGGATGAGCTGCTCCAGCTTCGCGACGTCGACCACGTAGTTCACGACCTCCTTCAAGAACAGCTCACTGACCTCCGCTGGGAACAAGCTGGCCAGCATCGTCCCATCCCATCTAGTGCTGCTCTTCTTGACTGCCCCGAACCTACCCACGACCATGCGCTGTTCGTTCGAGTTTTTCAGTTCTCCTTTGACTGTGACCGACGCTTCTTTGAGCGACGCGTTGAAGTTCTCGACGAGTCTCCTAAGCTCGTCCATGAACTCTTCGTTGTCCGTCATGAACTCCTGGAGTTCACTGTTTGCCTCCTCGAACTTCTGTGAAGCTCGCTGCGCGGCAGTGATCACTGGCTGCTTCATTCGGGAAGACTCCCCATCGTTGCAGATAGATCTTTGGTGGTGAAGGGGCGCTCTGGCATCTCCTCGCCCCAGTACAGGTTTCTCATTCTGTCGACAAAATAGATCGCCCGCTGCCAAGCGACGAGCGTCTGATGCCACGGCCCCCCCTTGAAGATGTCCCCACTTCGCATGAGATGGGATGGGTGATACATACACAGGACGGGGTACACGATTGACTTGGCTCGTCCTTGTATCGTGCAGCTCTTTACCTTCCCTTGGATCTGATGCATGTTGATGGACCGCTGCCCCGTGATCTCTTGGATAGCTGACTTGCCCATTGCTATGACCAAGAGTGGGTCCACGATGTACAGCGCCTCTTCCCACAGCGGTCTACACGCAGCCCGCTCGATCAAGCTGGGCTCCCTGTTTTCGGTTCTCTTCTTGCCGAAGCTGTCTCGAGTAGTGCTGAAGGGACGACACGACACGATGTTCATGTAGAACATGTCGTTCTTCCGAACCTTCACTTCCTTGCAGTAGTCTTCTAGGACAAAGCCGCTGTCCCCGACGAAGGGGGCACCATCCGCATCCTCATCCTCTCCAGGACTGATGCCTATGACGACGATGTCAGCGGACGGGTTCCCATCAGGAAATACGATCTGGGTTCTAGTTTCGTGCAGAGGACACTTCTCACAGTCTTGCCATCTGCTGAAGACGTCTAGGAGCGCATTCGCTCTGCGGTCCCGTTCATTCATCCCTCCTCCTCTAGTTGCTTGAGCGTTACGTGCTCGTAGGGTCCCCCCTCATCGGAGGGCCAACGAGTGAGCTGCGCCCGAAGCTTGTTGCACATGCGGTGGAACTGGTTGATGTAGATGTCGTCGAAGATCACAACCAAGGGGGTCTTCATCCCCTCTCGATACCTGTAGCCCTGGATGCGACCCATCCCTTGTTGCAACGCGTTCTTCCCGCCGTTCGGGTGTTTGCTGCCAAAAGGAGTGAGCCACATCAGTGTGTCCAGGGAATCTTCGTCGATCGCCTCCAGAACTAACTGGTGGGTTCCAAATATGAGTTGCTTATCACGAAGTGCGGCCCACCTTTTCACGACCTCCTGTTTCCCCGTGCAGATGCCTACGTCAGCCCCCTCAGCTAGAAAAAGCTCGTACATGAGCTCGAGCTGCTTGACGCTGTGACTCAGGGCCAAGATCTTTCGACCAGCCTTCAGTCCGTCACGGATGTCCCTTGCGATAGCAGCGTTCCGGCTTGGCATCTGTCCGGTGAAAGATCTCAGCAGACCGATGTTGGGGTTCCCACTTTTGTCTACGACGTACTCCAGCCAGTCGGGTGCGGAGATCAAAGTGTCTAGCCTGCGGAACCTGATGGTTGGCTTCACCTCTTGGGAGAGGTCTTTGTAGAAGACTTCACCCACGTGATAGTTGTAGATCACCTCCGTGCCGTCTTCTCGGTTCACCGTGGCACTGAGACCGTATCGCCTACCCCCGAACATCGTGGAGGTGATGCAGAAATACGGGGCACTGAGGTGGTGAACCTCATCCCAGATCACTAGGCCGAACCACTTGCGCATCTCTGGGGTGACGTAGTCGGCGTGCCTGGCTAGAGTCTGGATGGTCGCGACAGTGATGGGGTGCTGCCAGTCCCACTTGGATGGGGCTCCCTGAATGTGTCCGACCTTTTCGTCTCCGAGATCGATGAACTTGTCGACGGCCCCTTCCCACTGACTGAAGATGGTCTTTTGATTGACGATGATCAGCGTGTTCTTCTTGTAGTGGGCGGCGGCGTGCAGAGCGACACACGTTTTTCCTTTTCCACAGGCCAGGTTCAAGATCCCCCCGTCCACTTTCATGAAGGCAGCGAACGCCTTCTTCTGCGTGTCGTCTTCGGGGTCCATGTAGTCGAGGATCAAGTTGCTCTTGATGTCAGCATCAGGGAAGTCGGTAGGTCTGATGTCCACGATGGGGAAGGACAGCTTCTCGTAGTCTTCCTTTGGAATGAACTCTCTAGGGACGGCCAGGTGGTGGGGGGCGTCCTCCCAGAGCTGCAAGTACTCCAGACCTCCCTCCCCATAGGACTCGAACTCCAAAGCAGCCTTGATCCGAATCACGTTGATCTTCTTCCTCGGCAGCCACATCTGCGTGCCGAGGTAGGCTTTGTTGGGGTCCTTAATGATGAAGGAGAAATCAGCCATCTGAGGGGGGCCTCCGACCCTCTCCAGCAGCCAGGAGGGTTCTCCTGTGCTGGAGAGGGTCCATCAGGCGTACAACGTACGCCTTTTGGTGTCAACGAATACTGTACAAGTGTGCAGGACTAGAAGCGGAAGTTGACGAAGAACTGGTACAACTCCCAAGCTCCGCCTCGGCATGCTCCCGTAGCCACGTCCTTGGCCATCCTGGCTCCCCATGTCTCTCCCTCTTGGATATCTCCGGCGGGTGTCTTGGCGTCTGTGGCGCCATCCTGCCTGCTCGAGCTTGGGATGGAAGCTGGGGTCCGCGTTACTGGCCTGCTGATACTGAGGCCGCCCATCCTTGGCCTAACTCCACGAACGGCTGACTCACAGTCGTTCATGAAATCACATCTCCTACAATCTGCATCCGACGCACTGAAGTAGCTGCTCCTACCGAAACACTCGGGTCTTCTCTGTTGGCCATACTTCAGTAAGGACAATGATCACCTCCTTTTGTGTTGATCTAATTCGGGTACTCAATTACGTAGTGCTTATACCGACAAAGGTTCAGGTTTTGATTCCTTGACCGGAAAGATCGTGGTCTATAGGATTGGCCATAAAGCCACCCATTTAGGAGCTTTCCTATGATCAAAGAAGCCCTCGACTTTTACGACGATCCGAATGGGGATATCCTTCGGTCTCGTCTTCCTCAACTGGATGTCATCCCCGACTTCATCAAGACGGCGGAACGGCTGACGCCAGAAGAGATCGACAAGCTCCCAGATGACGTCTTTGCCCTGGTCGCCTTCGACGGCGGACAGAAGATGCGCAAGTTCGCTTGCGTGGACAAAGGCAACGTGGCCCTGTCTGTCCTCTACTTCATGGAGAACAAGGACCTGCTGCCGGACGAGGCGCAGAAGGTAGCCGCAGCCAACCTGGTGACGGCTTGTTCTTGGTACAACATCAAGCCCCCCGCAGACCTGGAGAAGATAGCCGTGATTGGGACTCTGCTGGGTACTGGTATGGCATTGCACCAGGGCAACACGGACTTCAAGAAGCGCCAGGGCCTGATCAACCAGGGTGTCCCGGGTGGGCAGGCCATGAGCGGGGGCGTCCCGAAGATGTCGGAGCTCTACGGTTCTCAAGAGATGCCCGTCAGCTCGCAGGCCAAGGAGAAGAAGGCTTCTCTCAATCCCTATGTCAACATCACGGGCATGTCAGCTCCGGTGAGGACGGTCCACCAGAAGGCGAAGCACTACTGCCTCATCAAAGAGGGGCAGGCGAAGTACCCAATCGACACCGCTTCCCAAGTGCAGCAAGCGTCCGCGTTCTTCATGGAGAACAAAGATGGCTTCTCTCCGTCCGATCGACATCACTACTGTGTCAAGCTCGCCTCTCGAGCCAGCGACCTGGGTCTGTGCGTTCCCGATGTCGTCAAGGACTATGGGTCGAAGGACTACTCCCCTCAGGTCAAGGTCGCCGTGTTCCGGCGCATGCGTCACTTCCGTGAAGGAACGTCGGAGCACAGCCTGCTCGACGAGATGATGAGCAAGCACGCCTCGATCCGTCCCGAGGTCTTTGCTGTCGCGCTGGAGAACTTCGATCGGAAGACTGGCATGGACCGACTCTGGGATGATGGCATCCCAGATCCCTACGTTTCTACCTTTGGCTTCACCAAGGAAGCCGAATGGAGCTTCACTCACGGCAACGAGACGGTGAGCGAAGGACGGCTAAAGGCTTGTGCCACCCAATGCCGGGAAGACATGGAGGAGAAGTTCGGGGAAGACATGGCGGAAGAGTTCGCCAAGAATCCCATCCAGATCTTCGACTCCATGCCCCTGGATTCCAAGCGCATCATCATGCGGGTGGCTAGCCAACTCGAAGAATAGCCCCGCTCAATAGTCCCTACTCACTGTGGGGATTCATTGATAGCATAGGGCCCGACTCATAAAATCTGGGATCATTCCCAAGGAGGCTCAAGATGGCGAAGGAAAGTAAGGCGTTTGGATCCCAGCGAGCTCGGAAGGCTCATCTCCTGCTGGGTACCGGTGGTCTGTCGGGTGAGATCAGTGATCTGCGCAACGACGTCGAAGAGGGCATGCAGAACTTCGAGGGGCGCGTCGGCTTCCCGGAGATCGACTATATTGACGGAGCGGGTCCTGCTGCCGCTGGTGGCGACATGGTCATTGTCGGGCGTAACCTGCTCCAAGGTCAGACCTGGGACAACTTGACGCTTTGGGCTGGCACCAGTGCGGTGTCGATCACGGCTCTCACTCCCGGCGACTCCCCCTTCACCATCGAAATCACAGACGGTGCCACGGCGGGTTCCGAGGTCGTGACGAAGACCCTCAACGCTTTCGTGATCCAGATCGAAGTCGGCGTTTCCACAGCGAACCAGATCGCTACGGCTATCAATGCCAATGGCGCGGACTCCGATGGCTACCTGCGTGCCGCCTCTGGTGGTACCGGGACGACGAATGCCGTGGCCGCTGCTGCTCCCATGACTGGCGGCGTTGGCGACTTCGATGGCAACGTGGTTCGCGTCGGTGGGTTCGTGTGTCTCCCGGCCAACACTCCTGGTACCGCTGGTATCGCCACCTGGATCAACGCTGGTATCACTGTGACTGTTCCGGCACTGTCCCCCATCGTGGCGACGGACAAGGCGCAGATCTCGGTCATGTCGGACGGCACCAGTGCCCAGGCGATGACCGTCGCGGTCGAGTAGCGGCAGATACGTGGGCCGGGACTATGAGACCGAGCTCTTCGATCTTCTGAAGCAGGCCGCCCCGGATGACCCCGGGGCGGCCAATGCTCCAGAGGAGACCGTTGCCGGTTACGAGGAGCAAGCATCAGTGGAGAAGGCAACACCCAAGCCGATCTCTGTACGGAACCTCTTTGTCCATCACGACACCCATCCATTGGTGCTGGGTGTCAAGTTGTTGGATCAGTACGGAACCGACTGGTACGAGTGGGAGCCTGAGACAATCTGGCGGGAGATCATGGATGACTTCCGCACTCCGTCCATCAGCGACCACACCAAGAGCAAGATCCAAGCTGTCAAGTCCATCCAGATCTCCGACCTGTGCTTCCAGAAGTGGGAGATCTTCTGTGTCATCACGCAGGCCCTGAACAACAACATCCCAGACTTCGAGATCATGCGGAAGCCCACGGTGTCTCAGCTATTCGTAGCTGTGGACATCATGACCATGATCAGAAATGACGTACCGTTCGGGGACCAGTTGCAGCAGTGGCTAGCTGCGTCACTGCTCACGGACGGGGTGATCTACGCTCCAGATCCCATTGCCTTCTGCCAAGACGAGATCTTGGACTTCATGAAGGACTCTGGTAGAGAGGTTGACCCCCAGCCCATAAGAGAGAAGTATAAGACGGTGATGCTCACACCGTCAGATCAAGTCGTACTCGAGGAAAACGCAGTGGACATCCAGGTAGCCAAGCTGCTGGTGGCCAGAGACTACATGCAACTCCGAAGAGATCAAATGAAGTCTCAGATGCAGGTGTTGAGATGAACATCCGTCAGGCCGTAGCTTTCGTAGATGAGCTCGGGAAGACCGCTGCGGTGCCAGGTATCCTCAAGAGTTTGTGGGGCAGTGGCATTGGTCGTTCTGCTGCTGGAGCAGCGTTGGGCGCGGGCACAGGAGCTCTAGCTGCTGGTCCTGATGATAGGCTTCGAGGAGCATTACTTGGTGGAGCTGCTGGAGGAGCTTTGGGGTTCGCTTCTCCGCTCGTCACGTCTGCTGGTCGTCAGAAAGCCAAGGACTGGATCAGTAGAACGGGTAAGAACCAGTGGCACAGCGCCACTGGTAGAGGACGAATGCAGGTCGCCCCCGGTACTAGCGCAGCAGATTTGGCCTCCCTGCGTAAAGCAGAAGAAGCTGGACTTACCAGTCTCCCGGGCACCGTAAAAGGTTTGTTGGGTAAGAATAGAGGTAAGGTTCTGGGAGAAGCGTGGCGGCAGTCCGGGAACATGGGCAAGGTCATGGCTGCTGGAGATATAGCCATGTCGGCTCCCCGCATCTTGGACAAGAACACATCAGAGGGAACAGGAGAGAAAGCCTTGAGCACTCTTGGATCTTCTGGTGCATACTTCCTCGGTGGGAAGATGCCCATGGTAGGCAACATGCTGATGGCCGCAGGCGCCGGAACTGTAGGCAAATACTTGGGTCGTGGCATCGATAGGATCACAGGACATAAAGCTCCGGATGGATCTGTCGCAGAGGGTCCCGTGGCCGGAGGCAGAGTCAGTAGATTGGCTGAATGGAAAGAGCCTGTGCGGGGCATTGCCCACAACGTAGCCCCAGCAGTTACCGATGAGATTTCGGGAATTCTGGGGCGAGGGTAGTATCGAACCATGGCAGGTCTTGACTTCGGTGCTTCCTCTGGTGCGGCAAGGTTCTCACGCTCTCGCGGGCGTATTGGAAACCAAGCCAATAGAGGGATCAACTATCCCTCCCCCTTCTTCGACATCGGTCACACGTATCTGCCGACCACGGTCAAGCAGATGTTCCGTTGGTGTCGGTACTACTTTCTTGTTCACCCGCTGATCAACAGCGTCGTGTTCAAGATGAGCCAGTACCCGATCACGGACCTGGTGTACCACACGGAGCAAGAAGAACAGAAAGACAAGTGGAGGGACTTCCTCGAGAACGGCCTGAAGTACCGGGCGTTCATGGAGGAGATCGGCCTCGACTACCACACCTATGGGAACGGGATGGTGTCCATCTTCTTCCCATTCAAGAAGATCTTGACCTGCCCGGAGTGCGGGGACTCTCTCAACGCGAGGGACGCCACGTACTACTTTCGGAACTTCCAGTTCTACCGGACGTGCCAGAAGTGTCAGCACCACGGGCCGCAGAAGGTCAAGGACAGGTACATCAAGTCGTCGAAGGGCATCCGGTTGCTTCGGTGGAACCCGGAAGACATCGACGTCAGGTACAACGATCTCAATGGGGAGTACACCTACTTCTACGAGATCCCTGTCCAGCTCAAGAACGACATCATCATGGGCAAGCGGCACGTCGTGGAAGAGGTGCCTCAGATCTTCATCGATGCCCTCAAGAAGCGCCGAGCGATTGTCTTCTCCAAGGACAACATCTTCCACTTCCGCCGCCCCACCATCGCGGGAAAGGACCGTGGCTGGGGCACGCCACTCTTGCTCCCGGTTCTGAAGGACGCGTTCTACCTTCAGATCCTAAAAAAGAGTCAAGAGGCCATTGCCCTCGAGCACATCGTTCCTCTGCGGATCCTATTCCCGCAAGCTGGCTCGGCCACGGCAGATCCCTACACCTCGGTGAACCTGGGTGACTGGAAGGACCAGATCCAGGAAGAGATTGCTCGCTGGCGGTTCGACAACAACTACATGCCAATCCTCCCCCTCCCTGTGGGGAACCAGACCATTGGTGGAGACGGTCGGTCTCTGCTTGTTGGTCAAGAGATCCGCATGTGGTCGGAGCAGATTGTCACCGGCATGGGCGTCCCGACAGAGTTGATCTTTGGTGGGCTGTCCTATTCGGGGAGCAACGTGTCGCTCCGCATGCTGGAGAACATCTTCCTGGGTTACATGATCGGTCACCTCGGGATGCTAAGATGGGTGATCAAGAGTATCGCCGCCTACATGGATTGGGACACCATTGACGTCCGGTTCAAGCCGTTCAAGATGGCAGACGACCTCCAGCGTAAGGCGTACAACTTCCAGCTCAACCAGGCCGGGAAGATCTCCGACCACGCCTTGCTCTCCGACGCAGACTACGATCCGAAGAATGAGGAAGAGCAGATAAAGAAAGAGAGGATCAGGGCCTCCGAAGCCATGAAGAAAGACCAGCTCGCCCAAGCAGACATACAGGGTGAGTCCCAGGTAATCATGGCCCGCTGGCAGCTCAAGGCCCAGCAGGAGCAGATGAAGGCTCAGCAAGCCATGGGACCGGCCCCAGGTGAGCCAGGGGCGGAGGCAATGGGAGTTCAGGAAGGTGGAGCACCCCCACAGATGGGAGCTCCTGGAGAGGCTCAGGGGCAGCTTATGGCACCGCCTCCCATGCAGCCCCCACAGCCGATGCCTGAGATGCCTCCTATGAACTCTGTCATGTCTGACGTGATGGCCCCTGTGCAGTCTCCGCTCAGTCTGTCCCAGCAAATAGAGGAGGGCCAGATGAACATGGACCTGCTGGCCACAGCGCAGCAGGTCGCTCAGTACATGCTGAGTCTGGACGAGAACAGCCGCCTCATGGCTCTGATGCAGCTCCGACAGCAGTCCCCAGACTTGTACCAGGTCGTACTGGGGCTAATGCAAAGCGGGATGAGTCAAGCCGCACCTGCGGAGCCCCAGTATGAGGCTCCGCAGGCAGCATAGTCTAGCCAGTCTTCCTACGAGGCGGCTTCCAGGGCCTCCCCGTTTTCCACAAAATCGCTTCTTTCTCTTCCGGTTCCTCTGACTCGTGTTCGTCGATGGACTCGAGGGCCAGGATACGATTGGCCTCGTACTGATCTCCGGGGCTGATGTTGTCATAGATGCAGGACTGGCACGCGTAGACTCTGGTGTCCTTCCCGTCGTTGTCTTTCTTCGGGATGGGCACCTTCTGTCTACCGTCGATCACCATCTCTGCTAGCTCTAGCTCGTAGAACCAGTCTTCCGCCGCCAAGTCCTCGGGGCAGAAGACACACTCGCCGATGTTGAGATCTCCCTCAGCTCCCGACATGTCGAAGAGTCCAAGCCAGCAGCCTACGTGGAAGATCTTCTCCTCGTCTCCATCGTTGTAGTCATCCGGTTGGAAGTACGGGCCCCCGTGCTTGCGGCTGGTCTTGATCTCTCCCTGCCGTAGCACGAGGGCCTCATCTCCTATCTTCACGTCTCGTCCACACAGTTGGCAGAGTGTCTCGACCACTACTCCTCCTTGGGCTTGGCAGCCTCCCTGCGCAGAATCGCTACCACCTCATCTGCGCGTTCCTTGAATGACATCAAGAGCCCACAAACGAAGAATAGCTTGAAGATGACGAACACTATCTGGTGCTCGGATCTAGGATGGAGTCCAGGTAGTCGGAAGCTTTGCGGAGCTCATTCGGCCCCTTCCTGTCTTCGCGCTTGTCCTCGCGCTTGTCCTCGCGCTTGTCCTCGCGCTTGTCCTGTTCGTCTCGCTTGTCGCGTTCGTCTCTCTGGTCTTGGTCAGCCATTTCTTCCTCCTAAAAGTAGGCACGGATTGAACAAGGTTCTTATATCAAGTAACGATCACTATTTGCCCTCGTGATTGACAGTCGATCTAACTCCCTGATACTCTTCGCCCAACACATAGGAGTCCCCACCATGGCTCGACTAGATCCCGAAGAGGGTTTTAAGATCCTCAAAGACCGGGTGGCAGAGTCTGTGAAGGAAGTCTTCCCCATCGAGGGTGCGAAGCACACGCTTCGGATAAAAGACGTTCGGATCAACGACAACAAAGACATCGAGGATTTGCGTTCGCAGAAGAAGGCCCGCATGGATGGGACCACTTGGTCCGTACCTGTCGAGGCTGACATGGAACTCGTCGATACCAAGACCGGCGAAGTTGTCGACACGCGAACTCAAAGAATCATGAGTCTGCCGAAGGTGACGAGTCGGCACTCCTACATCGTGGGTGGTCACGAGTATCAGCTCGACAACCAGTGGAGACTGAAGCCAGGTCCCTACTCCCGCGTCAATCAGCGCGGTGAGTTCGAGACGATGTTCAACCTTAAGGGTCGATCCAAGTTCGACGTGAACTTCGATCCTAAGACGGCTCAGTTTGTTCTCAAGAAAGACAACTCTCAGATCCCCCTCTACCCCATTCTTCGGGAGATGGGTGTGTCTGATGAGCAGCTTGAGAAAGGCTGGGGCAAGGACATCCTCGACAAGAATCGAGTGAAGGATTCTGAGAAAGCGTTGTCCCAGTTCTACCGGGCAGGAAACAAGGCCAAGCCAGCCGACGTGAAAGAGGCTCGAGCGTATCTCGAGGACTTCATGGCTGGAGCGAAAATGGATCCAGAGGTCGCAAAACTGACCATCGGCGCAGCGCACGATACAGTCAAGGGTGACTCCATCCTGATGGCCTCCAACAAGCTGCTTGGTATCAGTCGCGGAGATCAAAAGCCCGATGCTCGAGACAGTCTGATGTTCAAGACCTTCCACTCCGCAGAGGACTTCATCGGGGAAGCCATCAGGGACAGGTCGAAGGAGATCACCCGTCGTATCGGGAACAACTTGAACCGCAAGAAGAAGGTGTCCGACATCATCGGCACCGACGTGTTCAACCGTCCCATCCAGCATATGTTCACCAAGACCACGTTGTCGAACAGCCCGGACCAGACCAACCCTCTCGAGATGGTCTCTGGTGCAATGAAGACAACCATCATGGGAGAGGGTGGCATCAAGAGCGAGCACAAGATTACTCAGGATGCGAAGCTCATCGACCCGAGTCATTTAGGGTTTCTAGATCCAATCCACACACCAGAGGGTGGAAAGACCGGCGTCACCCTTCATCTCCCCATGGGGGCCACGAAGAAGGGAAACAAGGTCACGGTGAAGATGTGGAGTGTCAAGACTGGGAAGATGGAAGATGTAGATCCAGCCGTCGCCTACCACTCCAACATCGTCCTGCCCGACCAGGTGAAGTGGGATAAGGGTGTCCCAACTCCGATCAGCAAGAAGATCAAGTTCAGTGGGCCAGAGAACGACGTCGTAGAAGGGAAGCTGGCAGACGCTGACTACGTGATGGCTGCTCCTGCTCAGCTCTTCTCCGTCGCATCCAACTTGATCCCCTTCATGCAGAACACTTCTGCCAACCGTTCTACGATGGCTGGCCGCCACATGGAACAGGCCATTCCACTGAAGCATCGTGAGAAGCCTCTGGTGGAGACGGTCATCTCGAGTGGGAAGAAGGAGACGAGTGTCGGGGAGTTCTTGGGCCGCATCAATGCTCACCGAGCTCCTGTAGCGGGGGAGGTCGTGAAGATCACCAGTGATGCCATCACGGTGAAGGGAGCAGACGGGAAGAAGAAAGAGGTCCAGATCTACGACAACTTTCCTCTGAACGACGACAAAGGGTTTATGAACTCCGAGCCCACCGTGAAGGTGGGGGACAAGGTCAAGGCGGGTCAGAACATCGCAGACACCAACTTCACCAAGGACGGTGGGTTGGCTCTCGGTACGAACCTCCGTGCAGCCTACACAGCTTGGAAGGGGTACAACTTCGAGGACGGTGTGGTGATCAGCCAGAGTGCTGCGCAGAAGTTGACCAGCGAGCACATGCATCGCAAGGGAGTAGATCTGACACCCGAGCACAAGCTGGAGAAGAAGAGGTTCATGGCTGAGTACGGCCACGAGCTGACCAAAGAACAGATGGAGAAGCTCGACGACAACGGGGTGATCAAGCCTGGTTCCATCGTTAAGCCTGGTGATGTGCTCGTGGCTGCTCTACGCAAGAGAGAGCACACTGACGAGACCCGGATGATGGCACGGATGCACAAGTCCCTTGTCCGTCCGTACGACGATGTCTCTGTTCGATGGGAGGGAGATCATCCCGGCGTCGTGGCGAACATCGTCAACCGTGGTAAGCGGGCTGAGGTTCATGTTAAGACAGAGGAGCCCGCAGAGATTGGAGACAAGCTGGCTGGTCGCCATGGTAACAAGGGCATCATCACGAAGATCGTTCCAGATCATGAGATGCCTACAACCAAGGACGGGAAAACGACGCAGATTTTGCTCAACCCTTCCGGCATTCCAGGTCGTCTCAACTTGGGTCAGGTATTGGAAACGTCTGCTGGGAAGATCGCGGAGAAGACGGGCAAGCAGTACCGCACCCAGAATTTCGATGGGTCGGAAGATCAGACGGACAAGCTCCAGAAGGAACTCAAAGCAAACGGCATCGAGGACAAAGAAGACATCTTCGATCCCACGACTGGGAAGAAGCTAGGACAGGTACTCGTCGGACCCCAGTACATCCAGAAGCTCAAGCACCAGGTGGGGAAGAAGCTGATTGCTCGAGCAGGTGGTCCTGGCTACGCCTACGATGTCAACCGGATCCCCAAGGGTGGCGGTCCCCACGGAGCTCAGGCACTAGACACACTCGGCGTCTACGCCATGCTGGCCCATGGCGCCAACGCCAACATCCGGGAGATGCAGACCTACAAGAGCAACGCAGAGAACAACGACGATCTCTGGTCTGCTATCCAGTCTGGTGAGCCCCTACCTCCCCCGCGTCCTTCTTTTGCCTACAACAAGTTCGTCGGCATGCTCAAGTCCATCGGAGTGAACACTGTCAAGGAGGGGAACACTCTTCGTCTCCAGCCTCTCACGGACAAGCAGGTCCTAGAGATGAGCAATGGGGAGATCAAAGACGGTGGGCGCATGGTGATCTCCAAGACGATGAAGGAAGAGAAGAACGGTATCTTCGATCCTACAATCACGGGAGGACTGAACGGGAACAAGTGGTCCCACATCAAGTTGCCCGAACCTATGCCGAACCCGATGTTCGAGAAGGCCATCGTTGGCGTCACTGGCATCGCGCAGAAAGACTTCAATGCCTTGATGAGCGGGAGCAAGGGGTACGACCCCGCTACCAAGACGCTGGTTGACCCAGAGAAGGGCATCCCCGGGAACAAGGCGGTCCAACAGCTCTTGAAGAGCGTGGACGTGAAGAAAGATCTGTCTGCTGCTGAGGAGCAACTCAAGAACCCCAAGCTGAAAGGGACCGAGCTAAACAAGGTCCACAGTCGGGTCAAGTACCTGCGAGCTCTGGACAAGCTGGACATGTCCCCCGAGGAAGCCTACATGCAGCGTCATGTGGCGGTAACTCCACCAGCCATGCGACCCATGTTGGTCAGCCCAAATGGGAACTTGATCGAAGATGACGCCAACCATCTGTACAAAGGTCTGTCGTTGATTTCCCAGCAGCTCAAGGGAGCCTCGAAGGCTCTGCCAGATGACATGCACAACGACAAGCGTGCGGCCATCTACGAGGCTCTCCAATCCATGGCGGGTCTTGGTGGCAGTGGGAACGCCAAGTTCAGAGGGGTACTGGACATCATCAGAGGAAAGACCATCGACGCCGCTGGCAACAAGTCTGGTAGTCCACGGGACGGGTTCTTCCAGTCCAAGCTGATCAAGCGCAAGCAAGACTTCTCCATGCGTTCCACCATCATCCCGGAGCCGGAGCTCGGGTTGGATCAAGTCGGCATCCCGCGCAAGGCAGCCATGGAGTTGTACAAGCCATTCGTGGTGCAGGAGATGCGTGGGTTCGCGCAGATGTCGCCTCTGAAGGCACAGCAGGCCATCAAGGATGGTGACCCCCTGGCCATGCGAGCACTGGAGAGAGTTGTATCCCAGCGCCCGCTATTGCTGAAGCGAGATCCAGTTCTACACAAGTACGGTGTTCAGGCGTTCCAGCCAGTGCTCACGGGTGGAAAGGCAATGAAGATCCACCCACTCGTCACCAGTGGGTACAACGCCGACTTCGACGGCGATGCCATGTCTGCTTTCGTACCTCTGTCTACGGAGGCTGTGGAAGAAGCGAAGAAGATGTTCCCCTCGAACAATCTCTTTGCCCCCGCCACGGGAAAGATCATGTATGCCCCAACTCATGAGAGTCAGTTGGGCATCTACACGTTGACCGAGGCAGGGAAGAACTCGAGTAAGACCTTCGCCAATGTTGGGGAAGCTGCCAAGGCCGCTCAGAAGGGTACGATCGGAATGACGGACATTGTCCGCATCGGATCTAATAGGACATCCGTTGGTCGCTCCCTTGTAGCACAGGCACTGCCACCCAGTATGAGAGCAGATGTGTTGGCGGGGAAGATGACGTTGGATGGGGATGGGCAGAAAGCTCTTCTGACGCGCATCGGCAAAGAGCACAAGAATGACTACGGAGAGATCGTCAACAAGCTGAAGGATCTCGGGAACGCGCACGCTACGAATGCGCCAGTCTCCATCGGTCTCGACGATATCTCTGCGGACAAGCGGGAAAGAAACCGGATCCTTCGAGCAGCGGACAAGCGAGTAGCAGCTATCAACAGTGGCACCGGTAAGGAGTCGGACAAGACAAAGAGAGTTGTGACCACCTACGACCGCGCAGCAGAAGAGATGATCAAGTCCGTGAAGGAGACTCATCTTGGTAAGCCCAGCTCGTTGGTCACCATGATGAAGGCCGGTGTCAAACCAAACATGGATGCGTACCGTCAGATCAAGATGGCACCCATGCTGATGATGAACGCCAAGGGAGAGGTCATCCCTCACCCTGTGCGCAGGTCCTACTCGGAAGGTCTAGATCTTGGTGACTACTGGACGCAGATGTCCGGTGCCCGCAAGGGCATCGTCCAGAAAGTCCAGTCAGTCCAGGAGCCGGGGTATCTCACCAAGCAGGTCATGAACTCTGTGATGAGTAACTCCATCGCTGAAGCGGACTGCGGTACCACCAAGGGGATCAGCCTGCCAGTAGATGAGAAGGACATCATGGATCGATACCTAGCCTCGTCCGTCAAGGCTGGGAAGCAGACCTTCGCGGCTGGTACTTTGATCACTCCTGGAGTCCGAGATAGCCTACGCAACAACAAAGTCGGTCGTGTCGTCGTTCGATCTCCCTTGCGGTGTGAGCACGGCACAGGCATGTGTGCCAAGTGCTACGGTCTGGACGAGGAGGGGAAAGATCCTCCTACCGGCATGAATGTGGGCATCATCAGTGGGCAAGCTATTGGTGAGCGGGCCACGCAGCTCTCGATGCGTACCTTCCACTCAGGTGGTACGGCTCCTGTTGGAGCCGCTGGTCGAGCCAACGCCCGCCTCACCGATGACTTTCGTCGCGTCCAAGAGCTCGTGCAGATGTATGGAAAGGTTCCGAACTCAGCCACGCTGAGCACGGTGTCTGGTGCAGTCACCTCCATCAAGCCCAACTCGTCTGGTGGTATGGACGTGACGATCGGAGACAAGACCCACTACGTTCCTCAGAGTCGCGGGGAGCCCTCCATCAATGTTGGGGGACGAGACGTGCGGCTGAAGAAGGGCATGACAGTGACGAAGGGATCTCCTATCTCTGGAGGTCCGGTCAACCCACATGAGATGCTTCCCTTGGCGGGCATCAACAAGGTACAAGGGTACTTGTCCGGTCAGCTCTATGACTTGTACAAAGGCGAGGGCATCCGGCGAAGAAACGTGGAGACCGTGGTCAAGAGCCTCACGAATCTCACTCATGTGAACGATCCAGGAGACCACGACGAGTATATTCGTGGTGACTTCGCCCCTACCTCCTACGTGCAAGCCACCAACAAGAAGCTGGTCGCTGCTGGGAAGCAACCGATTCGCCATGCCCCAGTTCTGAAGGGTGTCAAGACCTTACCTCTGGACGTGCAGACGGATTGGCTGGCAAGATTGAACCATGAGCGTCAGAATGAGACGATCATTGACGCGGCGTCCAAGGGATGGACGAGCAACATTCACGGAGCGCACCCGATTCCAGCGATGGCCTACGGTGCTGAGTTTGGGCGGAAGAAGCCTTACTGAGAGGAACGATGGACAACGAAACCTACATGACGAAGATGGCAAGTTCTTTCCTCGCAGAGCTCAGCGAGATCGAAAAGCAGTCATTCGACTTCGGAGCAGCCGCTCGAGGCGTCGGGTCGTTCTTTGGGAAAGGTGCTCGCCATATCAAGAGCGCCATTACTCAAAAGACTCCCATGGGCATGACGACGGCAGGCGGTCTCACCCGACGTGTTGGTGGTGAGGGGGCAGTTGCTGCCGGCGGTATTGGAAAACATATCAAGCAGATCTATCAGCGGGGCGCTCAAGGAACGAGTGGTCTGGCTGGAGCGGCTGGTCCCATGATGCCCGGCATGACTCGGGGCGGTGGGGTCTTGGGTGGCTTGAAGCAAGTTGCTGGCTCTCGCTATGGCCGCATGGCTGCCGTGGGTGCCGTTCCCCTCGCTGCTGGGTATGCTCTCAGCTAATGACAGTAGCTGAGGCACAGACAGACAATTCTCCGACCAAGTCTGATTTCGACTCCGCGTGGATCGAGAAAGGAACTGTGTCGGATGTTGATCTGAAGAACTGGACTGTGGACGTCGTCTCCGAATACACGGGGAAGGTGTGGCCACAGCTTCAGGTCGTCACCCCCTATTTTCACACGAACAATGGCGAGGGGATCTTCGCCATGCCAGAGATAGGGGCGTGTTGTCTCGTCTGTCTCCCGTCTGACGATGAGACTCCTTACATCCTCGGGTTCATCGGGTCGTTCGAGCTAGAGAATGCTCAGACAGCAAACCTCGACGACAAAGCCGGTGAGGTCACCAATGAGACAGAGGAGCTGACCCCACCCAAGAGCTCTACTTCTCCCGGTGGACCAGAGGCAACTTCTGCTAGCGCCTCTGCTCGAGCCGGCAGACCCTACCTCAACCCTGGCGACATCATGATCAGGACCAGGGACCAGAACTTCCTGGTCCTACGTCGTGGTGGAGTTGTTCAGATCGGTGCTACGCCGACTTGCCAGACCATCTACGTTCCGATCCTCAACCACCTTCGTCAGTTCGCTGAGAACTTCGAGACGAGCACTCCAGGTGGACTGCTGACCTGGAGTGTCGACCGGGTGGAGAGCGACCCAGGTGGGGAGGCCCCCTGTCTGTATCGTCTGTCCCTTCGTGACAAGGCGCAGAACGAAAAGGCAGATGTGCAGATCCGGATGGGGCACGTTGACGACTCGGTTCGCTACGAGCTCGAGGTAGCTCCCGTTGGGGTGAGTGTCAACGACGGGAAGGTCACGGGCAGCAAAGCAAAGATCACAGTAGATGTGTCCGGTAACCAGTCGGTCACGCTGTCTGGGTCTATGACGCAGACGATCTCCCAGAACAAGACTGTGGTGGTCCAGGGGAACGAGAGCGTCCAGGTATCGGGGTCTCAGGCGGTCAAGGCTGCATCCCAAGCAGTCGAGATCAGTGGTACTCACAGTTTGAAGGCCACCACTAGTACGGAGAACATCAGTGGTCTCAAGACGATCAGTGCGGCTCTGGTATCTATCGGTAAGGTTCCCGTCCCTACCGTCATTGGCCCAGCGTTGGTAGCCTGGCTGGCGGCTCACACTCATGCTGCCTCGTTCACGCCTCCCAATGAAGTAGGAACTCTTCCTGCTGTTTTGTCGAAGACAGTGCTGGTGTCAGGATGAGGATCAGCAAGAAGGCACTAGAGAAGCTCCTGAAGAGACATCTCATGGAGCTGGTTCCCACTGCCGTTGATATCCCAAAAAAGGCGTCTACCTCCGTAGTGAATGGTGAGACGCGGGTCGTCTACGAGCGGGGTGACGTGTACATGTCCGAGCAGGAGGCCACTGCCATCGCCTCCTCCATAGCTGAGGCTTTGGAGCAAGAGGTGCTGTACCGGATAGAAGACGTGATCGTTGTCAAAGTCAACGAGGTGGTCCAGCAGTACAATCAGCTTTTGGCTGATGTCGAGCTATCCATATCCACAACGGCCATCCCTATTCTGGGGATAGACGGTGTAGACGAACAAGTCTGATCTGGTGACAAACCAGATTCCCCCATGTAGACTCCACTGTAGGAGATAAAGACGATGGACCTTTTTCTAGACGACCCGAATGGTCTGCCCAAGATCGCAGCCGCTTTCACCCGCCTCTCGGAGAATGCCGATGAGTGGACGGCGGAGATCTTGAACGAGCTCTATCGTCAGTCTCCTTTCATTGGGGACTTCGAGCCCAAGCTGGTGATGAACGAGCTGGACCCGGAGCGACGCTATGCCATGGGTTCTGTGGAGCTCCGCAGCAAGCAGGCCGTCAACCCTCGAGACGACAAGTCCGTCATGATGGGGCAGGGGGCCAAGCAGGTTCTCATCCCTCTCGTTGTTCGAGACGGGAAGATGTCTCCTCTCGATGTCTTCATCCATAACGGGAAGGCTCAGCCTCTCACGGAGAAGCGTCTCCAACGCGCCATGTTTCGTCCCGAGATGTTCGAGGCCGCTGCCAAGCGCCCCGGCGACCAGGACATGATGAGCACCCTGTACCCACCAGATCGATCTGGGGGCATGGGCCTCGGTGGGAACAGTCGAGTTGGGTCACAAGAGACTGCGAAGACTGGGTCGGCTCGTCCAGAGCTCTTGGATGCCGTCCTGCACACCGTCAAGAAGGCGGACGTGCAGCGCTTCGAGCAGGAGTTGAACAACGACCACACGCTACGGTCCGTTGTCCTCAACAACCCGGCCACCCTTCCCTTCGTCGTCAAGCTGGCTGCGTTCAAGGAGGGTCACTCCGCCAAGGACATGCTGAAGATCGCCATGATGTCCATCAGGCCCAAGGTGATCCAGGTGTCCAAGGTACCGGGCGGGTTCTTGGTCAAGACGGCCAATCCGGATGCTCTTCTCCCCGAAGAGAACGAGATCGACCGGCCGACCGCAGAGGCGACGGTCGGCAGTGACGTCGTGAAACAGGTCGAGCGAGATGGAACCGTCACGATGTCGACGAACCCCGTCGTCAAAGACTCGCTGGTGGATGCAGAGCTCAAGGTCGCCGAAGAGTTCGGTGAGTACAAGGTCCAGACGAAGGACGGCAAAGAGCTCGTCGGCTGGATCTTCCCAAAGGTCATCGACCTGGATGGCACACAGCTCGCTCTGTCCGTGTTCTCCAATGGGTCAGAGTCGGCCCTCCAAGAGAAGATCACAGCCAGCTCCGTTGGCAAGAGCACGAACATCATCGATGAGGCCCCGTCTGGCTTCGGGTGCTTCTACCTGTCTCGTGCAGGAAGCGCCGTCGCCATCGTTCCTCTGACGATCAAGGGTGAGTCACAGGACCCGGACATGACCACGGTGTTTCATGCCGAGACGGTCATGGGTGAGCCCGTGCAGATCCGTCTGGTGCCCGGCATTAACGCCATCTCTCAGATCTCCGATGGGGTGTACGGCATCCCAGACGACTGTGGGTGGTTGCCGATGCGTAACATGACCGAGCTGGCTGAGAACGCTGGTGAGTTTGGCAAGACCGCCGCGCTTCGTCGGTTCTCGGATCAAGTCCAGGTGATGTTCGAGTCTGGTGGGACGTACAGTCTCCGGGGCGCCAGCATCGAGAAGCTGGCTACGGTGGTTCCCGTCCGCTTCATCAACGAGGATCGAGCCGTGTACGACCTGGCCATCCTCGGCGTGGAGCCCAAGTTCGCAAAGACGAAGTTGGCTCAGGCTCGTCACCTGTCCGACTGGATCAACATCGATGGAGTGAGGCCGGTCACGTTGGCGTCGGAGAAGTACAACCACGCCAAGACCGCAGCAGCGACGTTCATCAACAAGCTGCCGCAGGTCAAGTCCCTGCTGCTGAAGGAGGCAGCGGCTCTGGACGATCCCCTATCGGTGGACAAGGTCTTGTCCATCGGTTTCCTCAACCACGAGAACATCGGTACGTTCATTTCGTACATCCCCGAGTTCGAGGTCACCCTGAATCGCTTGAGCGAGCTCCTGGTGTCGTCGAGGCTCGGACTCTCGGCTGTGGATACGGGAGCTCTGGAGCGCGTCGTGAAGCATCTGGACAAGGTGATTGACGGGCTCCGGGACCTATCACAATCTCCGCAGGCATGATTGAGGTACAACGATCCCCCAGTGAATACTACATCCGGTATCTGATCTCTACTGATCCTCCTACGGAGGAAGAGATGGATGCCTCCGCAGAGGAGGAGGCCGACTACGACGCGCCATCGTGGTCCCCGGATGAGATCATCAGACACCTCGAGTCCGCAGGTCTCGAGAGTGTAAGCCCCTCGTACATTCGAGCTCTCCGCAACTCCATGCTTCCCTTCCCGGAAGGGTACGATCCCAAGATAGGGGAAGACAAAGGCACGAGACGGTGGCTGAAACACCATCGTATATATGACCTATGGAATCCAAATCCCGGAGTGAGGGAAGCCCTGTTGATCTTGAACGACAGGTACCTTCGAGAGAAGATGGAGCCCCTACTACTCTCTAGTCTGACCCCAGTTCACCTGGCACGACGGTTGAGGAAGTACACATCCATCTGCCTGACAGCGGAGGGCGTGTCTGCGTTCAGTCACTACTTCTGGAACAGGAAGCTCCTGACACAGCATCAGTGGGTCGAGTACGCTCGGACGCGCCACAACTACAACGTGTACCTCCAGAGCCTGACGGCCCCAGCAGATCTAGTCCATCGACATCTGCCCTGGGTTGCTGGGATCTCAGGGCCACCGTCAGAGTTCAATAGCGCTGACGCGGCTGCCCGCATTGGACAGATCGCCTTCAAGCATGCACTCGAGCTAGAGCACCGTCCCGCTTCCGCAGAGACCACGATGGCTCTGCGTAACTCCATGATGACCATCGAGAAGGCCGATGTGATCATGAGGAGAAGCGACGTTGCTCTGAAGGATGTGCTCAAGCAGTTCCAGAAGTTCCGGATGAGAGTGGACGACGCGCAGGTCATCCCTGTGCAGGTGCTCTCAGCAGGTAATTACAGCAAGTCTGGTGAAGGTACAGACGCAGAGGTCGAAGACGACGACTTCTAGGAGGGCCGACATGAGTGAACCTCAAGATCCAAAATTCCTACCTGTTCCAGCATTCGCTACGGTAGAGGAGCAGGTCAAGGGCGCAGCGGCCATGACCAACGCGGGTGACACCACAACGCAGAAGGTGGCCGACGCAGTTCCTCTTGGCGAGCTCCTGGTCGACAACGATCTGATGCACATCAGGTACCTAAAAAAAGAGGGGGACCTGCTGTACCACATCTTCAGAGGAAAGGCTGTGCCACAGGAGTTCTGGGGGAAAGGGGACTATGGTCTCAAGGTCCTCGAGGCGGCAGAGCAGGCGTGGCCCACTGACAAAGTCCTGGTCGAGTTCCTCCACGAGAGTGTCCGGCAGGAAGCTGTGGAGGACGATCCCACGAAGCCTCCCAAGTACCCTTCTCACTTCTATGGGGCCTACCTCGTCACGGTTCCGCAGGTCGACTCACGACCCTTGCCACCTGACGAGGAGAGGTTCATGAGGCTGCCGAAGGCTCTGATAGATCTCCTGGGATCGGTAGTGAGCTAAAAGGGGGGCGGTTGCCCGCCCTGAAGCTCACGTCCTTCGTGTTGAGGGCTGTGTAGATGACACAGTGGCATACCACGTTTCACCTACCAGCCATCAACACGTTGTCGGTGGGAGAGGTAGTATTGCAGATTTTCAATACGCCCAGGCCGACTCGGCATCTCAGCACGAGGTGTATCCAGCTCTCCTCACTAGGGAGATTTCAGCGTCTGGAACGGAGAGTGGTGCTCTCCAAAAGCTGTTTGTCTTGTAGTGGCGAGGCTCGGATGAAGAACCACTGTGAGGTTCGACTAGAGACTAGCAGCCACGAACGGGTCGTTCCTGTCCGTTTGATGGAAAGACGGTCCATCTCTTAGAGGAGCTAGTGAGTACTCCTCTCACTCCTCTTATGACAGTACTGGTGACGGTTTTGTAATGCTGATCGACCTAAAAAAAGCCCGGGAGCGGAAGTTGGAGAAGACTATCCGCCTCAACACTGCTGTGCAGGTTGTCAATGGCATCGAGTACAAAGAGCCGTTCTACGACTACGACGATGAAGGGGAGCCCCAAGACTACGGCTTCGACGATGAGCCACGAGACCCAACCTCTGCTGAAGTAGCTGGCCACAACTACGTCTTCAACGTGTCGTCGTCTGAGTTCGCTGAGACGGCAATCATGATCGCGGAAAAGGGAGTCACGAGCAACTTCTCGTTCGAGGAGAGACGGTACCTCCGAAGGGTCTACGACACGGGATCCAAGAAGACGCTGCTCAAGTGTGGCCGACAGGTGGAGAAGAGTCAGTATTACCGCGCCCACATCTCAATGGGGGATGGCGCTGTCAAAGAGCTACAGCATGTCGAAGTGGGGGATAGGGTCGTGGGGCTGTCTCCAGATGGTAGTCACACAGAGGTAGGTGAAGTCACTTGGAAGTCGAGGAAATACACAAAGCCCTGCGTAAAGATCACTACTAGGCAGGGTCATTCTACCATCGTTGCGTTGACACACCCTATGCGTTCATGGGGTGCGTGGAACGAGGCCAAAAAGTTTGAAGTTGGTCACCATCTGGCGGTCGTTCGTCGTTGTGGGGAATTCTCGGAAGAGATCATTGAGGATGATCGCTGGGTCATAATCTCCGCAGGAATGGTGGCGGAGGGAGACACCTGTGGTACACCGGACTTTACTCAGTCTGAAGGCCCCGTACTGGATGACTTCTTAGCTGCGTTGGACTCCCTGAACATTTGGTACACGCCCCACGAGAAGGAAAGCAAGGGTGGGCTGTGTTGGCAGATTAAGTTCGTTCGGGGAGAGGAGGGGGAGCCCAATCCTGTCAGGGACAGGTTGGTGGAGTGGGGGATCTACGACGAGCGGTCTGCGGACAAGCACGTTCCGGATTTTGTTTGGCAGTTGGGACCCCGCCAGACAGCCCTATTTCTGAATCGTCTGTGGGCTGGAGACGGACATGCCAGCTTGCAGGATTCTTCCTACCACCTCGAGTACGACACGACTTCGGAACGACTGGCCAGGGATGTCCAGCGTCTTCTGTGGAAGTTTGGTATCCCCTCCAGCTTTAGGCGGTGGAAGCCCACACTTTACAAACATACCAAGAAATGGGCGTACAAGATCAGGGTTGAGACGCAGGAAGGCGCTCTACGTTTCATCACGCAGATCGGTGCTTTGGGCAAGACCGAGGACCTTCCTTTTATCAACACGGAGGACAACTCGAATCGGGACGTCTTCCCCAAGGCGATCTCCGAGGATATCAAGAATATTCATAGATCTCGTTGTCATTATCAGCGACGAGGTCGGTATGTACCTCAGCCATCTCTGAGTAGTGTGGGGCTTAGGGAGAAGCCGAAGTACAATCTGAATCGTCGAAAGTTGGGGGAGTACATCGACTTCTTCAGGTCGGACAAAGAGTTTGACCAAGACCTAGTCGATGCGCTTGCTGTTCACCTAGATACTGATCTCTTCTGGGATGAGATCGTATCGATTGAGGATATAGGTGAGCAGCCTTGCTATGACATCACAGTCAAAGGCACGGACAGTTTCATAGGGGATGGCTTCGTCACCCACAACTCCACTACGATCGGCAACAAGCTCCTCGGGTTCTCCTGCCTGAACAACCACTTCAGGTCTCTGTTCGTGGCTCCCTCCGCTGACCAGTCCAAGGTCTTCTCGAATGACCGCATCGCTGAGCCCATCAGCCTGTCTCCGTCTGTGCAGGCGTACACCAACACGTCTCTGACGGACGCAGTCTTCCACAAGAAGTTCATCAACTACTCACAGATCAGACTGCGGTACGCGTACCTCAACGCTGACCGTACCCGTGGTATCCCTGCGGACCTGATCGCCATTGATGAGATCCAGGACATCCTGGTCGACAATATTCCTGTCATCGAGGAGTGTGCGTCTCACTCAGAATTCAAGATCTTCATCTACTCGGGCACACCCAAGTCTCTGGACAACACCCTCGAGTCCTACTGGGCGAACTTCTCCACTCAGAATGAGTGGGCTATTCCATGCAAGCGTCATGGCACCCCCAAGAACCCGAGCTCGTGGCACTGGAACATTCTGGGTGAGGAGAACATCGGCAAGGACGGAGTCGTCTGTGACAAGTGCAAGCAGCCTATCGATCCGATGGGGCCTGATGCACAGTGGGCATCCCTGAATCCGATCACCGATAACAACAAGAAGAAGGTGACGTTCGAGGGGTTCCGCATTCCGCAGTTGATGGTCCCGTGGATCATCAAGACTCCGTTGAAGTGGAAGGAGCTGCTCGAGAAGTACGAGCGGTACCCACGACAGAAGTTCCAGAATGAGTGCCTCGGAGTCAGCTATGACTCAGGTACCAGGCCCATTACTCGAGGTCAGCTCAAGGCGTGTTGCAAAGACACGATCAGCATGGCTGACTACGAGTACTTCAGGAAGTTCAGTCAGAGCACGGATATCTTCGCGGGCATCGACTGGGGATGCCACGACGAGGATACACGGATCCTCACCCAAGACGGGTGGAAGTTCTTCCGCGATTTGACGGACGACGATCTGGTGGCTCAGTGGGACGCAGAGACCAGGGTGATGTCCTTGGTCAAGCCGGAGGTACGCACGATCAGAGATTGGGACGGCCCTCTCTATCACTTCGAGACAAGGAGTGGTTTAGACATGATGATGACCGGCACGCATCGTATGCGTGTAGGCAATCAGTATGGGACAAAGTGGGTAACGGAGCGGGCAAGTCAAACCATCGGTCGTGGAGGGAATATCAAGTTCGTGGGACATGTGGATTGGGAAGGCGAGGAGGTAGGCACCTTCACGTTGCCAGGGCTTCCCAAGAGTCCCGGCTACCAAGGGTGTGAGCCGATCACATTCATGATGGACGACTGGCTTGAGTTCCTTGGCTACATCCTCTCAGAAGGTGGAGTGTGTCTAAGGGAGAACTCTGCTGGAGATTTGATCCCATACCACCTAAAAATGTCTCAGCGGGAGTCTATGTCGGCGAAGAAGGTAGACAAGATCAAGGCGTGCATGAATCGAATGGAGATCCCATATTCCGAGTTTCTGAACCCGGAGACCGGCGACCTAAACTGGTCGATCAATGGCAAGCAGTTCTGGTATTGGTTTGCTGAGAACATGGGGTACCCAGGAGACCAGAAGCGCGTCCCACGCCAGTTCCTTACCCTGTCCAGACGACAGCTTCAGATCTTGTTCGATGCGATGATGCTGGGAGATGGATACATTGATCGAGACGGCTGCGACTCTGGCGCCTACTACTCGACATCGAAGAGGCTGTGCGAAGACTTCCAGGAGGTCTGCATCCGCATCGGTCGCAGGTGCTTGGTACGTCTGCATAAGCCCGCCGAGGGGAACCGCAAGGCTCGTTGGAGAGCGATGTGGTCCAGTGGTAGAGATTTCCAGCTCAACACGCCGAACCAGAGAGTCAAGCAGGTCTCCTA